CTAGCCATCGCAGCCTCCGAGAGTTTCTGTGGCGGGTGCGGCGTTGCCATCGTAGGCGGCTTGCAGCCTGCGGAAGTGACCGATGGTCAATACGCCCTGATCCTTCTGAGCGCGGGGGTGTGCACCGAGCACGACCTGATCGTCAGGGATCACGTCTTCTACGCCGATCAGACCTTCGCGAACTTCCTTGATGTGAGCACCTTCCTCGCGCTGCTCGAGCCAATCTAGGAACGGCTCGACAGCATCGCGGAGCGCCTGCTCATAAGGGCCGATATCATCATCACCCGCCAGATGTGGAAATTTTGGGCCATACTCATCACCAGTGCCCGAACATTCAGGGCAGCGACGCTCTTCGCCGTCCTGCATACGAACGCCATGGCCTTTGCAAGGCTCACATTTGTTTCCGGTCCACCCCTCTAAATGTGCATCGGGTGAGGGGTTCCCAGTCGATGATATGGCGGAACCCACCCCGGCAGGGCGGAGGGAGGAGAGTTGGCGCTTGATGGAGTAATATCCCTCGCCGCATTTATCCCATGAGGCGTCGAATTCGAGGCGTTTGGCGATCTTTTCGGCCTCATGCGGGCTCAGTGTCACCACCTCCTCAATGGCATGTGAGTTATCGACGAGAGAGGAGCGGGGAGGATGAGCGTGGTACGGCTTCATGTCCTCGTTGAGTGCTATGCTTCCGTTTTCAAGGCCCTTGACCAAGTCCCACCCCGTCGCCACCGGCTGCGTCTGCTCCGAAAGGGCTGCGGAGAATTCATTGGCGAACACAACGGCAATCTCTTGCGCCGCCGTCCTTGAGAGGGAATGCCCTATCTCTCGACCGTCAGCATAGGCGAGAAGAAGCTCAAAGCTGTTCTCGTCGGCATGGAACTGGCTAAGGCACGCCCCTACGATATCATCCCTGCGCATCTGAGCCTCCATTGAGGAGAGTGCGGGCGCGGACAATGGCATCGGCGAGAAAGCGAGAGGTGTATCGGCCTCCCGAGTTGTCCATGCAGTCGAGAAGACCAGTCCCCGTCCTGTGAGCCTCCATGAAATCGCGAAGGCATGCCTCGGCATTTTCCGCACGCTCGCAAACGGCGTTGAAGCGAGGCGTTCCGTTGTCGCGGATCAGGCCGCGCAGGCGGGCGATCTCCGCGTCCTTCTCCGCAATCTCCCTCTCCATCGCCTCCGCCTTACGGGCCTCTGAGACGGCAAACTCCCATAGGACAAGAACGTCGTGCTTGTAGTCGGTCAGCGCATACAGGACTTGCGCGAACGATCCATCGGCGATGGCTTTCGGGTCGCTGTTCCGGTACTGGTCGATCGAGCGGACCATACCTTGGATACGGTTCGGTGCCTTCTCGATAGCGGAGAGGTTGTCGGAGGTGGTCATGCTTCACCGCCTTTGGATTGAAGAGCGCGGAGAGTTGCGAGGACGAGGGCAATGACTGGGGTGGCGCAAGCGCTCTCGTAGTCATCTTCGGCCAGCCCCACGCCGCCCATGATTGTGCTTTGATAAACCGCCGCGTTGGCCCCCAAGAAGGCGTCGCGACCGCAAACCCATTCCCACCCCGGCAGAACGCGCTCCACCAGAGATATCGCTGCGTCTACTGAGGTGGTGAGGCGAGGGGCTTCGACGAAGTAGGTCGTCTTGTTTGCCAAGTCGCCGACGCCGCCCCACTTCGATTCGAGCTGTTTTCCGAGGAAAAGAAACGCTTCATTCTTCGGGCGAGGGCAGAGGAGGTTCATCACCTCGACGTCGATGCTCCGATCCGGCCCGGTTGCTTTCTCTACCCGTTCTATGATGGAGGATAGATCGGTCATGCTCGTTCCTCGTAAAGCTTGCGTCGCGGGAGAGGCGGGAGACCCTTGTTCGGGTCGCGGGGCTCGGGCTTCGCTGATTTCGGGAAATGCTGCTTGCCGGGCTTCTTGATGCCCTTCGCGCGGTCTTCCATGCGGACGGTCTTCGCAGCCATCGGAATGTCGTGGTTCGCCGTCTTCCAACGATGGCATTTGATGCAGACCGCGGCGCAGTTCTCCAGGCTGTTATCCTTGGAGTTGGCATCGAGCACGATGTGGTCGAATTCCACGCCATAGCCGAGATCGGCTTCGCAGCGCTTTCCAGCCTCAAGGCCGTACATCGCGCCAACTGCCTCGCATACCATGCCGGAACGCTTCAAGGCCCCGCGCTGGGTCTTCTTGGTGAATTCGCGGCGGTTGGCCATCAGATAAGGCCCTCCGTTGTGCCGGCGAGCATTTCGGGCCGTGTCGCCACGCGCTCCTGAAATCGCTTCAACGTCTCGACGGCCTGCATGACGTCGCGCTCGACGGCGGCCGATCGGCGCCGGGCAACGAGAAGCTGGATATCCTGGTGGAAGGGGTCGAGGGGCTTGTCGGCCGTTCGGCGGTCGTGAGCCTTGACGTGGGTGGTGGTCATGCCGCCCTCCCGATCGAGTCCGGTTCCGTCCAGACAACGCGGTGTTCCGCGCCGTAGGCGTAGATGCTCTCGATGAGGTCGGCCATCTGGGATTTCGTGAGCTTGGAGGAGCGGAAGCCTGCAGGGAATGGTTGACCGTTGAGCCCCATTTCGAACTGAACGGCATGGCCGCAGGCGTGCATGAACAGCGTCTTCCAGACCTCAGGTGTATGGCAGCGGCCCTGCGGCCTGGCGCGCGACACGTCGGAGAGCATCGCCCAGAGCTTCGCGTTCTGGTCCACGGTACGCGTTGCTTCCCGAATTGAGAGGACAGCATCAGCCGGTGCACGGTCTACGAGCATCTTCGCGAACTCGCGCTGTGATTTTCCATGAAGGATGACAGTCTGCGCCATGATCGCCTCACGCGTTCAACGGATGACGCGAAGCCTCAGCATCGCTGATGCCGTGGATTGGTGACCGCCCGAGCGCTTCACCGTGTTTCGCGAAATCGGCTTTCAGTGTTTCGTACTGGTCATCTGACAGTTTCGAGCGGGCCGCTTTGCACTCGGCGTCCGTCCACCAGGACTTGAGGTCGTCAACGCTGCTGTTTTCGAGCATCGACTTTCTGAGAGACGCGAGGAGCCTTGCATCACCGGCCTGCTTTGTGGACGTAGCTTTCCCCGAATGGCTATCCTTTGGGGAATAGTCCACACTCTCGTTATCCGGGTCGTCGCCGGTTTCGAGGCCGAGCGCCTTGAGCAGGGCATATTTCACGGCATAGGACATAGCCTTGCCGGGGCCTTTATCCTGTGGGTCGATACCATAGCCGAAAGTTGGCACGTCGAAGAAATCGGTCGGATGATCGATATTCACGAACCGGACGGTCAGCGAGCATTCGGCCCGATTGCCGTTATGGAGATGTTCGCAGCGCACCGGGTAGTAGACGATGCCATGCTTGAGAAGGACCGGGCGAACCTTGGCAGTTACCGCGTCATGCGACACGATTGTGTAGTTCATGCCCTTCTTCTGTTCCTTCTGGATGTAGTCCACTTCGCCCATGGCGGCGGCAAGGCGCTGATGAACGTTGAGGGTCGCGTCGGCCATCACGCAGCCTCCCGCATCTCGGCGATTGCCTCCTGAAGTTCCTTCGGAACATCATAGAAACCGCCGTCCGAAAGCTTCGGGTTCATGAGCCAGTCGAGATAGGAGGCCGGCAGTTCGGAAATGTGCTTGTTGGCATGCTTCCCGAACGTGATGATGCCCTGAGCGGCAAGGCTTTCCGTGCCAGGACCGACTAGGGCCTTAAGCTTGCCGTCCAGTGCATCTTCATATGCCGGCCGGTTGTCGTCATCCCAGTAAAAGCTCTCGACGTTCAGCGGGACGGAGCGAAGCAGCGTGTCGGCGTCGTCGCATTTCGCCAGAGCCTTTTGCAGCGACATGGCGGCGCGGCGCATGAGGGCGAGGGACGGGTCATCGGGGAACACCTCGAACATCGCCCATTTCTTCGCGGTGACGTAGGTCAGATCAACCTTGTGGCCGCGCGCCTTGGCATAGAACGCGGCCTGCCAGCGATGGGACATGGATACGTTGTCGAGGCTGGATGGGCATCGCGTCGTCGTCTTCAACTCGATGATGGATTTATCCTCAAAGATGAAGTCGATCTTGCCATAGATCGGCGCCTCAACGTCATCCAGGAAATCCTCAACGCCAAACTGCGTACCCATCACGCGGGCGGCACGGTCGGTGGCCGCTATGACGGCCTGCTCGACCATCGCCGGGACATCTGCCGCCGCCTTCTCGGTTTCTTCCGATACCTCGCCACCGGCGCGCTCCCAGAACACATCGACGGCGAGCGCCTTGGCGTTTGCCATGCTATCGGCCTTGTCTCGGTTGTGCAGCCAGAACTGCAAGCCACCTTCGACCGCTTCACCGCGCCACATATTCGCGTTGGCTTTACCCTTCACGCCATACATCCGGCGGAGGATGAGAGCAGCAGGGCAGGCATCCCACTGTGCGATCATGGTTGGCGACAGGCTGCGAATGTTGAAGCGTTCGAAGGCGTTCATGCTGCGATCTCCTGTTCGATGGCGGGCGCGTACCAGAGGGCGCGCATCTCGTAGTCCTCGGCACGTTCAATGTGCCGGTCATGTTCAGCAATGAGGTGGAAGCTGCGTGCCGTGTCGGCCGTCTTTGCCTCTGCTAGGCATTCGGCGGCGATCTTGCGGGCGGCTCGTGCGCCGGACATGAAGGTTTCATAGGGCGACGCCATCAGACCCTCCCGGCGATTTCAGCCACCCGCTCGACGCGGGAGAAGCTGTGATCCGCTATGACCAGGATGCCGGCGAGGGCGAAGGCAACTGCGATGACGACGCGGTTGAGTTTCCAAGCCTCTGTCGGATACCCATCCAGCGGGCCGGGGTGGTTCGTCCCGGTGAAGACTCCGAGATCAAGCGGGGCCTGTACCTTGCAGGGGACGCCAGAGGCGATGCAGGAGCATTCGAGCTTGGTGTTGAGGTCGCAGCGCATCACTGTGCTGCCTGCAACAGGACCGCGCGGCCGCGGCGTTCACGGTTCTCGAATTCGCGCTGATCGATGTAGAAGCCGTCGCCAAAGCCAGACGCCCTCAGGGTCTGGAGAACGTCGCAGATGGCCTTGTTGTAGGCCCGGTCCTCGGCGCACTCGGTTGCGCCGCCCAGAGCTTCGACTTCGCGATAGAGTTCATGGAGCTTGACGCGGCGCGGGGTCATGCTGCGACCCTCCCGGCGTTGCGGAACTCGGCCTCAAGGGCGACGAGGCCGTGAATAATGGCCTCAGACTGCGAGAGCGACCACGAGGACGGCGGGTTGCGCATCGCCACGAAGCGGCGGGCCTGATCCTGCTGGCGGCGGATATTCTCGGCGACGTAGGTGGCGCGCTGGCCGGCCGGGCGGAGCATGGCGCCTTCGCGAATGCGCTGGATCGCCGTGGCAATGCGGTCTGCTTCGGTCTGCATGGTGGCTTCCTCGTTTTTCCCGGTGGTCGGGAGGTGATGAGGAAAACGTACGTTATGTACGATTGATCGTCAATACATAATCGTACGATTTGTACGATTTCTTAAAATGACATGACGTGAAAGAATCGACTCGACTCAGCTACGCCGCTCTGGCTTCATTGGAACGAAAGGAGAACAGAATGGGCTGTGAGGTTCTGAGGTCGTACGCACCGTTCACGCTTCACCTGCGGTGCGACAACTGCTTGAGGGAAAGCCAGCGGGTCGTTCAGATGCCGACTGGCGACGACATTCCGCGCGATGCGGATGAGCTTATCGAGAGCGCCTTCCTAGGCGGACTCAAATTCAACTGCCGACCGTGTGGAAGCGTGATTGCGCAGCTCGTCGGCATCGAAGGAGGATACAGCTATGGCAATTGAGCAAGACGTTTTGGAGTTCATCATCGTGCCGCCGTACGAGCGCCGGGCGGCAATATTCGCGTCGAAGGAGAGGATGGAAGCGTATCTGGGCAATCGGTTCCCTGGCTACAGCTTCAAGATCGCGCGGCTTGGCCCAGTGGGCGACGACGAAGACTTCTGCATCCTGCCGGTGATGAACTTCATCGACGGGGAGGGCATGTCGAGGATGTGCAATGAACCGAAGTCCTGGTTGATTGCAGAGATTGGCGCGACGTGCCGGGTGTTCGACACCGACGGCCGGCGATCATTTGCGGCATAAGCCACCCCGAGGCGATTATAGTGATTTGACTCGCCTTTCGCGTGAAATGTGCTTTTGTAGTGCGGTATCAGCTTGGGGGAAAAATGTTGGCTACCGCATATCACATGGTTCATTATCGCAAAGTAATTGCAGGATTGCAGACTAATCCCAAAACCTTTGAGGCTGCATGCCGGAATGTGCTCAGCGAGAATAATCAGGCCGGTGTTGCGCTGTGGAGCCGTGTACTGGATCGGATGTTCTCAGATCCCGAAGGAATGCAGCAACAGATCGTCGTGAATCGAGTTGCGGACCTCACCAGCAGCGTGTTTGGCGAACTCTGCCTCGTTGACCGAAAGGGCATGCAAGCTCTCCTCGAGCAAAGCCATCCGTCGAAGGTTGAGTTGTCCGACGTCACCACCGCGGAGATTTATGATCTGGAGGAGCGGTATGCTCCTCAGGGTACGCAGTTCATTCGGGGGATGGCGTATTGGCTCACTATCGGTGACCACTTGTTTTTCGTCAAAACCAGTTCGATGTCTGCGAGGTTGATGGAGAAGTATTTTACGTGGCTCCTTGCTGGGAAGCAGTCGGGTTACGTCGCTGGGTCAACGATCACGCTTCAAGCTGAATTCGCAAAAGGTCAAGTATCGGGGGATATTGGCGATATTCGAAACCTCGTGGTCAAGGGCGGCTCCGCGCCGCAGTTCACCGCTAACGTCCTCTCTGGCGAAGAGCGTGAGGTTTCGACAAGCCGAAAGGTTCTTGATAGGTTTGTTCAGTTTTCTCAAGCAATTGACGTTGTGAAGGCGATTGTCGGTGAGGAAAAAACTAAATCGCTGGTGGAGAGTCTCGGCCCCGAGGAATATTTGGCGGTCGATACCTCGGTGAAAGTGCGCGGCAGGCGCACCGAGAAATCAAAAGCGCAACTTCGTCAGCTCACGAACGATCTCGCCGACCTAACAGATGGCACAATCCAGGTGGAGGGGAAGAACGGCAAACTGTCCGACGGCGACGCTATACTGCGGACAAAGATGCCCTTCGAGCTAGTCGAAGAAGGGGCGACGCTACTAGAGTTCAACAATGTGGCGGACCAGCTGCAAGAGGTCTATTCACGGTTTGTTCGTGATGGTATGATTGAGGCCTGATGCTCTATCTCCTTCCATTCTTCATGCTCGGGGCAATTGCCGCTGGTGTCGCCGGCTGGAAGATGGATATCTCACGCGTTTTCATGGTTTCGCAGCCGGCGGTCGTCTGCCTGTCGATAATGGCTGCGGCTATCTTTGTTCGGCTGAACCGCGGGATGCCAACGCTCGACTGGAAAACTATCAAAATCGATGACCGAAAAAGACTCACTAAAAGCATCGAATCGCTTGCTCATGACTACATAGTCGGGCTCGCGTTCACCTCGCTGTCTATCTTCATTCTGGTCGCGCTGCTGGGTCTTGGGCCTGCGGAGGCCGTTCTCATGCCAGAGAACGCAAGGCGCGCTGCGGTGGCGTGTTTTGTCCTAGCTGTGTCATTCTCGTTGGTTTGGATGGGTTATGTCATATGGCGCGATTATGACATCGTGCGTTTGCAGCGCACCGTGATTGATGACGCTGCGGATAGAGAGGCCCGAGACAAGCAGGTTGCCGAAGCCGAGCGAAAGACAAGTCAAATGCGATCTTCGGCGACCGCTGTCGAGCCAACGAAGGTGAAGCCGTTTGGCGGTTGATCTAAAACCGCCCGGACCGTCAGCGCGTGCGCATCATCGCTAAAACCCAGGCATCTCGTTCATAACCCTACGCACCAGGGCGATGACCTTCACAGTCACACCGTCGTCGGCCTCATGGTCTTGTCGGATGACGATCGCCTTGTGCTTCGGGTTCGTGGATCTCGGGTGAAACTCGGCACGATCGGAGTAGAGCTCCAGCTGCTTCACCGACCATTCGCGGAAGTGCCCACTGTCGCGGGTGCGCTCAACGACCACCACCATACCGGATTTCAGCTCGACCAGGTGCTCGACATCATCATAGGCCAGGCAGACCAGCCGGTCGCCCTGCAGGATGGGGCGCGGCTTCAGATCGTTCATGCTGTCGCCGGAGCAATCGAATAGAAGCTGGCGCGCGTTCGGGAATAGTTCGTCGCGGGGGATCGCTACGCGCTGCCGCTCTGACTGGTCGAATTCATCAACCTCCCGAAAGGTGCCGGCCTCAGCTATGCCGGTGACGATGCCTTCGGTCATGCCAACCCGAGATAGGGAAACCTCATTCGGAGTGCTTGCCGCGGCGTCGTCATCGGCCGAATTGAATAGGATCCACCCAGCGGTGACACCAAAAAGCTCGCCGTACTTCTCCGCCGCCTTCTTCGAGATGGCGCGATTGCCATTCTCGTGGCTGATCAGCGTGTTTTTGTTGATGTCTCGCGGAAACGCGTTCGCTGCATCGGTCGGGCTTTCGTAGCCGGCCGCCGCCCGAGCGCGCTTCAATCTGTCCTTCGGATATTCCATTCGTACATTATGGCCGATAATCATCGTGCGAAGTGTACGATTTAGGCTTGCGTAGTCGTCGTACTTTTTGTACGATATCTTTCATGAGCAAAACACCCGCCTCCATTTCCGACCTGATCGACACTTGGGAAACCATCGGCGACTTCGCGACGGAAGTCGGCTGCGGGTATGAAGCCGCACGCCAAATGAGACTGCGCGAAAGCATCTCGCCGAAGCACTTCGACAGCGTCATAGCAGCAGCGACCCGGAAGGGGCTGCGCGGCGTCGACTGGAAATGGCTTTCGGCCCGACATGCGTCGTCGCGAAAGGCGGTGTCCGCATGAGCACTGAGACCCAAACCATCCCCGATGATATCGCGAGATTCGTTGAGGCCATTTTCGCGGACCCATCGAACTTCCTCACCGAAGAAGCTGCTAAAGCTGTCGTCGCCCGGACCATGTCTGCCGCCGTGATGGCGGAGCGCGGCCGCTGCGAAGCGGTCTGCACCGATCATATCTCAATCTTCCGCAAGATTTTCCAGAATGACGTCGCGCGCGCCATTGAACAGGTTCGCGCTGAGATCAAGGCGGTGTCCGCATGACCGCCGACAAGAAGCTCAAAGCTTACATCGACCGCGTCCTCCGTCTCAAGGAAGAGCAGGACACGCTTGGCGACGATATCCGCGAGGTCTACGCCGAAGCAAAGGGCGAAGGCTATGACAAGACGATCATGGGCAAGCTCGTTGCGCATCTGCGCAAAGTGCAGAAGGCTGGCGAAAGCGTGGTTTCCGAGCAGGAAATGGTCTTCGACACGTATCTGTCGGCCTACCACCGCGCATCTGGCACGGCAGTTGCTACGCACACGCATGAGGAAGAATACGACCGGGAAACCGGCGAGGTCTTCGGCGACGACGTCAGCGCCAAGCTGGTTGCGACCGTCGCCACCGGCATGCAGACCGAGATCGGCCGCAAGGCTCTGGTGACTGCGCTCGACATCATGATCGAGCGTGAGGAAGCCGAAGAGCGCCGTTCCGATCTCGGCCTCAACATCCTCACCAAGCACGAAGACATCAGAACAGCGCCGGAAACGGCGGAAGAGCTTCTGGGCGGCTTTTCGGTTGCTGCAGCGGAAACAAATGCGGAGGAAACCGGCGAGGACGGCATCGTCAATGTCGTGACGGGCGGCGAGAGTGCCGAGATGGACCGCGCCACGGAAGGCTCTTTCGAGACCGGAAGTGAGGCAGCGGAAAAGGGGCGCGAGGCAATCCCGGCTGGACCGGAAGGCGCTGACCTGAGCCATGCCGGATCCGGTGAAAGCCCGGAGACCCTTTGCGAATACTGCAATGGTTCTGGCGACGTTCACCGCATCGACGGCGAATGGCTCGGCCGCTGCCATTGCCAGGCTGGAAAGTACCCCAGCAACGACGACGCTGATCACGCCGCCGGCGCCAACGCAGGAGGTTGCCATGTAGAGAGCATCGCGGAGCGCGAACGGGATGGGACCCCGACCTCGAACACAGGGGAGGGTGCCGCATGCGCTCTCCCCGATCCAGACCGTTTCGTCGAAGACGTTCCGCCGACGCCAATGAAGCGGCTGCACTATGCCCACTGCTTCCCGGAACTCACCAAGGCCGAATACGGGCGCCTGGAATTCAGCATCATCGGCATTGGTGTCTACAGACCGATCATTCGCATGGGCGACGTGATTGTTGACGGCTGGGCTCGATACAACATCTGCCGGGCTCTCGGCATCTCGTACCCGATCAAGAACTATAGCGGAAACGACGTGCTCCTCGACGTGATCGAGTGGCAGCGCGCCGCCCGCAATTTCACCCCGGCACAGGAAAAGAAGATCGCCGCCGAACTGGCGAAGGAGATCCCGCATCGTGCCGGCGACATCATGGCCGCCTTCGGGCTGGTCGAAGCTCTGGAGGCAGCAGAATGATCCGGAAATCTTCATGGTGGTCTCGCGCCTCGATTGAACAGAAGCTCGCCCAGATCGACGGCGGCATTGAATGCGGAATGAGCGGCCGGTTCATCGCGATGAACGTCGGCACGACGCGCGCGGCGGTCCTTGAGTTCGGGCGCCGGCATGGTCGGAGGTTCATCGCTCGCGCCTCAACCGCGAACAATCGATGGGCCGGCCGTATCTCTGGTGTTGAGCGTGCTCGCCGTCTCGGAAAGATGGATTGCGAAATCACCTCCGCCTTCACGATCTTTGACGACCTGCCTGCCGAGCGTCCGTTCATTGACGAGGTGCCGGCATGAGCGCGCCTCGTTCCATCATCACCACCGAAGACGGCACCACCATCATCGTGGACCCCGATGTCGGCGCGGTCTCTCGTCGAAACCGCGAAGCCGCCGAACGCGAAATCGCGCGGCGGAAGGAGGCGAGGGAAGCGGCATGATTGAGATCGGCCTGGGCATCCTTGCCATCCTCATAGCTGGTGCCGGTGTTTCCTTGATGATCATCGCGCTCAACGCCGATCGCCGCTTGGAGGCGGCAGATCGCGATTCCTGTTTCGGTCAGCCCGGTTCCTCCTCTTCAACCGGCTGATTGAACGGCCGGCGCGTTGGTTCCTCCTCCCTCTGCGCGCCGGCCAACACCATCACCTTCGGAAAACCTCCCTGAAGCCTCAACACGACGGCATGGGTGACGGAACCGAGCGGAACGAAAGTCGAGGACGCCGAAGCCGAGGATACCCCGGCGCCCTCTTGATCCCCGGCAGACGATGCGGCGGCAGGGCCAGGGGATGACGAATTTGCGGTTTGCCCAATGCGGCGGGCCGGAGACGGGAAAGGCACCACATCGCCGGCAAGCGATACGCCTTCCCCGTCACCATTGTGAGTGCTCCTGAAGTTCATCCGAAGCTCCTTTCGACAAGGGGAAGATGACACAGGAGAAATCGGAATATGCGGAAAAGGTATAGGAAAACTCCGAAAATGAGCACCGTTGAGTTTTGCCAAGATGCGCTCAGGAAGCACATCGCGCCGAGATCGATAGGCAGCGTCAAAGAGCGCATCACGCATGCGGCTCGACAACTCGGCTGGTCCACTTCCCGCACGAAAGACGTTTGGTACGCCGATCCTCGCATCTCGATCAACGGCGATGAACTCCATGAAATCGAACAGGAATCGGGTGTCTACTATGGCCGCCAAGAAGCACGAGAACTTGATCGGGAGATCGAAAACGCCACTGCGCTCCTGGTGGAAATGCAAGCGGGTAGCCCTCGCACGCTCGCTCATGCGCTCATCGAAGCAGCTCGCATTCTGGCTCGCTCCGGAACTTAGGGAGGAGGAGAAGAACCATGGCTGAGAACTCTGCAATTTCGTGGACGCGCCACACTTGGAACCCGTGGATGGGCTGCACCAAGGTCTCGCCGGCCTGCGACGGCTGCTATGCCGAAGCCCTCATGGACAAGCGCTACGGCAAAGTGCAGTGGGGCAACGCCCCGCGCGTTCGGACGGGCAAGCACACATGGAATGATCCGTTCCGCTGGCAGCGCCAGGCAGAAAAGGATGGCGATCGCCCGTTCGTCTTCTGCGCCAGCCTAGCCGATATCTTCGACAATCAGGTTGACCCGCAGTGGCGCGCCGACGCTTTCGAAGTGATGCGGGAGACGCCGAGCCTCGTCTATCTGCTCTTGACGAAGCGACCTCAGAACATAGTCAAGCTGTCCGATGCTGTCGGCGGTCTGCCGGCCAACGCCGCGCTCGGCGCGACATGCGAAGACCAGCCGCGGGCTGACAAGAACCTTTCTGCGCTCAAGGGCGCCAAGATCGAACTCAGCCCGCTCTTCACCTTCGGATCATTCGAGCCGTTGCTTGGTGAAATTCTCATCCCTCCGGCGATCATGCCTGATTGGGTGATCACCGGAGGTGAGACAGACCAGGGCGGGCACAAGGCACGCCCCACTCATCCGAAGTGGTTTCGCAGTCTGCGCGACCAAGCTGCACGCCACGGTGCTGCCTATCACCACAAGCAGAACGGCGAATGGGTCTCCGTCTCCGAAGTCGATGGTCCGGGCGCACACTTCACCTTTTACGATGGCACCACGGTCCGCCGCGTCGGCAAGAAGCTTTCCGGGCGTGAAATCGAGGGCGTGACGCACGATGCGTTCCCGGCGGTGGCGCCATGATGCAGCAGCTAGGGCTGTTTGACGCGCTCCGCCGCCCACCGGTACGCATTGCCGTCGAGGCCGACGGCCCTGTTGTCCGCGATGAGCCGGACTTCACGTTCCGCCTTAAGCATCCACGCATGGCATGGGATCGCGCTGAGATCGAGGTTCATCGCCACGAATCTGGTCTCTGGATGTGGTCCACCAGCTACCAAGCCGACATGGGCGGCGGCGGTTATCGTGTCGGCGCAAAGTGGGGCAAGTTCGCTGAAACCCGCGAAGACGCACTTTTCTACGCATGCGAAGAGCTCGAGCGTCGCCTCGGCGATAGAGATACTGCGGATGTTGCCCTCATCCGCAAGTGGGTTCTCGCTCTCAAGGATGATGCGAGGGCGTTCCAATGATCCTTGTCTCACGCAACTACGGCAACTTTTGCCTCACGAGCTGCAGCAAGGAAGGCCAGCCTCGCACGCGAAGCGGAGCATTTGCCCTCGATAGCACGAGCGCAGAAAGCAAGGGCCCGCTGGAAGGCCCGGCCGTATGTGACAGGCCATTTCTCCGCCAGGACGAACATGGCGTTTCGAACGTCTTTGATCTCCATCGCGCGGGGCATACCCGGAAGCAGAATGGCAAGAGCACGGTCCCAAGTTACAGAAAGCATTTCGTATTTCCCTGTCTATCCGGGGCCATGAATGCAGATCGTGTGCGGGTGGTTCCGTGTCATTTCGATGAAATTTCAATGAGGTGCGCGGCATGAACGAGATCGCCCTCCTCAAAGAAGAAATCAAAGAGCAGGAGCATGTCGTGGACTATGGCGACTTCCTCAAAGGCAAGATCCGCCTGGCCCTGGTCTCAGGCCTGCCCATCACGCATGATGATGTGAACCCCATCCTAAAGCCGCATCAGCGCGATATCGTTGTTTGGGCGGCCCGGGGTGGCAAGCGCGCAATCTTCGCCGCGTTTGGCCTCGGCAAGTCGGTTATCCAGATTGAAATTCTCCGCCTCGTCTGTGCCGTCGTCGCCGGCCGTGGCCTGATCGTTCTGCCGCTCGGCGTCCGCCAGGAGTTTCGGCGCGACGGCAAGATGCTCGGCGTCGACATCAAGTTCATTCGTCGCATCGAGGAAGCCGACGAAACCGGCCTCTACATGACGAACTATGAGACCGTCCGAGACGGAAAACTCGACCCGAACCAGTTCGCGGCCGTGAGCCTGGATGAGGCGTCGGTCCTCCGCTCCTATGGATCGAAGACGTACCAGACGTTCCTCTCGCTGTTCGATCAGGTTCGGTATCGCTTCGTCGCGACGGCCACGCCAAGCCCGAACCGATACAAGGAGCTGATCCACTATGCCGGATTCCTCGGCATCATGGACACCGGACAGGCCCTGACGCGGTTCTTTCAGCGCGACAGCACTCAGGCGAACAATCTGACGCTCTACCCGCACAAGGAGCGTGAGTTCTGGCTTTGGCTGAATTCGTGGGCGATCTTCCTGCAATCTCCGGCCGACATCGGCCATTTCGCCGAGGGGTATGATCTGCCGCCGTTCAAGGTGATCTATCACGAGGTGCGGACCAACCTTGCCGACGGCGGCGTGGACCGCGACGGACAGGCCGCGCTTTTCCGAGATACTGCCGTCGGCATAGTGTCAGCGTCCCGCGAGAAGCGTGACACGCTCGATGCGCGCATTTCGAAGATGACCGAGATACTCGCCGGTGCGCCTGACGATCATTTCATCATCTGGCACGACCTCGAGGATGAGCGCCGCGCGATCGAACGTGCCGTGCCGTCGGCGGTATCGATCTACGGCACTCAAGACCTTGAGAAGCGCGAAGAGGCCATCGTCGATTTCAGCGAGGGCAAGTTCCAGTACCTCGCGGCGAAACCTGTGATCGCCGGCTCCGGCTGCAACTTCCAGCGCCACTGCCACAAAGCCGTCTTTCTCGGCATCGGCTTCAAGTTCAACGACTTCATCCAGGCGCTGCACCGAATCTACCGCTTCCTGCAGGTCGAGGAGGTCGAGATCCACATCATCTACGCGGAGAGCGAGCGCGAGGTCCTGCGCACCCTCCAGAGCAAATGGGAGGCACATAATCGCATGGTCGAGAAAATGAGCGAAATCATCCGCGAGCATGGTCTCGACAAGCTGTCGGCTGCCGAGGTTCTGACGCGATCGATCGGCGTTGAGCGGATCGAGGCGAGGGGCGAGGGGTGGCAGGTTGCGAACAATGATTGCGTCGAAGAGGCGCGGTCCATGGCCGACAACTCGGTTGACCTCATCGTCACGTCAATCCCGTTCTCGAACCACTACGAGTATACCCCAAGCTATAACGACTTCGGCCACACCGATGGCGACGTTCATTTCTTCCAGCAGATGGACTTCCTGACGCCGGAACTGCTTCGGATCCTTAAGCCCGGCCGGGTCTACGCCTGCCACACCAAGGACCGTATCCTGTTCGGCAACGTTACCGGCATGGGGATGCCGACGGTCAATCCGTTCCACGCCCGGACCCTCTTTCACACCATGCAGCACGGCTTTGCCTACATGGGCATGATCACCGTCAACACGGACGTGGTTCGGGAGAACAACCAGACCTATCGCCTCGGCTGGTCCGAGAACTGCAAGGATGGCACGAAGATGGGCGTCGGATCGCCCGAATACATCCTGCTCTTCCGCAAGCTGCCGTCCGACACGTCGAAAGCCTACGCTGATGAGCGGGTGTCGAAGTCGAAGCACGATTACACCCGCGCCCGGTGGCAGGTGGACGCCCATGCATTCTGGCGCTCGTCCGGCGATCGACTCCCGACGCCGGAAGAGCTTGCCAGCCTCGGTCCGGATCTGCTTGCCAAGGCCTTCACCGAATGGACGATGCAGAACGTCTATGACTACGAGACGCACATTCGCATCGGTGAAGCGCTCGAAGTCCGCGGTGCGCTGCCGTCGACCTTCATGAGCTTGGCGCCCGGCGCGCACGACGCCTTCACCTGGCACGACGTGAACCGAATGCGGACCCTCAACGGCGAGCAGACGAAGAAGGGGCTGGAGAACCATATCTGCCCCCTCCAGTTCGATATCGTCGATCGCCTCATTAAGCGCTTCTCGAACGAGGGCGAGCTCGTCTTCGATCCATTCGGCGGCCTGTTCACGGTGCCGTACCGCGCTCTCAAGCTCGGCCGCCGCGGTCGCGCATCTGAACTGAACCCCGGCTATTTCCTCGACGGGATCAAGTACCTGCAGGCGATGGAGCGTGAAGTTTCGACGCCGACGATGTTCGACATCTTCGAGCGTCAGGAGGAAGCCGCGTGACCAGGAAGCCGGCGAGCATCATTGCGAGTGATCTCCGCGAAATCCGCCAGGACAAGATACTGACGGTGGAAGCCAACGGTTCGCGCCGCACTCCCGAGTGGCGTGCGCGGTACGCTCGCCATATCGCCACGCTCGACCAGGCAATTGAAGGCTTCGACAATCTCGCACGCCAGCAGGCCGAACGGCAGGGGGAGGCGAGCGCATGATCCGGACGGAAGGAAAGAGAGGCCGCATAGGCAGCCTCTCCAGATCGCTACATTCCTTATGCGGAAACGCGCCCGCCGCCGGAGCGCGAACGGATCATCCACGGCTGAACACCGGGAGACTTCACCAGAATGCCCTTCTTCTCCCCAAAGGAACGTATGGCATCGCGTCCGGTTTTTACGGGCTTGTGACCGTCAAAGGCCATGTAGCAGGTCTTAAGGGCCGCATCGTGCACGATGTCACGATCTCTTTGCGGCCATTCTTCAAGGAAGTCGATAGCGTCTTCCAAGCACGTTATCTCTCGGATCAGCTCCCTGCGTTCCTTCAGATACACGGGCTTATCAAATACCTTCGAGTTCATCTCTACCTCACTGAAAACGTTGGTGATCAACAAGGATGGCGTCGGAATCGGACGCCGGCCAACAATCTATTTTCGAGGTTTTCCGGTTTCAAGAATGTACCGGCCGCCAACGGCGAAAAATTTGGCGAGGTGGCGGCATGACTATCACCTTCCTCGAAGCCTACGCCCTCCATGGCCCTGACGTTGAGCGGATCGCCTTCTCCATGGGCATCAAGCCGCATGAAGCCGATCGCCTGATCAACAGGGAGATGGACCTGCGCCGCGCCGACATGCCTCGGCATGGTCGTCATCTCGATCGCCCTCGCGCCATGGTGCCATTTGCAGGGTTCGACCCGACTGAAAAATCGTGGTGGGGCAAATGAGCAATCGCGCCTGGATGCCGCTCCACATAGCCGACTACCTCGCTGATACCGGCCACCTGACGGCAACCGAGCATGGCGCCTACCTGCTCATGATCATGCATTACTGGCAGAACGGAAGTCTGCCGGCAAACGAACGCGTCATCGCCCGCATTGCCAAGCTCACGGTCGATCAGTGGGAGGATAGCCGCGACATCCTGGCGATGCTCTTCGGGCCGGACTGGTCGCACAAGCGCATCGACGCGGAGCTCTCCAAAGCCGACGAGATTATCGAGAAGCGCCGCTCGGCCGCAGAGGCGCGGCACGGCAAGGGGAAGAAGCAGACCAAAGATGCAAATGCAATGCATGTGCAAAGCAAAAGCAGTGATACGGGCGTGCCACCTTTAACCGATAACCTATCTGCTACTGCTTCTGACGAAGCAGCAGCATCCGGAGCCGGGCCGGATCTCGACCCTGCTGTCCTCGAAAGCAAATTGCGGGATGCCGCCGGCGAGAAGATGCAGCCTCATGGCGGATTCGTCGTCGGCCCGGTGATGGAACTCGTTCGCCTCGGTGCGGACATCGACCTCGACGTGCTCCCGACAATTCGCGCCGTCTCGGCCAGGATGAGCCGCCCAGCGCGGTCATGGGATTACTTCGTTCCGGCCATCCAGGAAGCCATGGACCGGCGCAAGGCCGCCGCGACGTGGGACCACCGCGCCCAAGCCCCGCCCGGTCAGAAGCCGCCCAGCGCGGCGATGCAGCGCCACGAGCGCATCCGCCAGAACCTCAAACGCGAAATCTACGGTGATGAAAATGCAGACGATGCCGGTCATGTCATCGACCTTACAGAGCGAGATTACCGCCCTCACTGAAAAGCTGTCCCCGTCCGGCGCCTGCGAGGTGGCGCGGTGCATCAACGCCCTGCTCGATGCCGGCCTCATGATCCCGTCGGCGGTGAGCGAGAACGACGCGATCGACCTCTACCGCGAGGCGCTGTCCGGAACGCCGATCGACGGCCTGCGCAAGGCGTTCATCAAGCTCAAGCGCGGCGGCTACTCGAAGTATCTGGCGTTCCTGCCGAATCCGTCGGAACTGGCGGCGCTTGCCAATGGTGAGGCCCAAAGCCTTCGCGACGACCGCGCCCGCATATCCGAGCGGGCAAGGATGGTTCGCGAAAACGCGCAGATGAACATCAGGTCGGGGAAGTATGCCCTGCTGAAAAACCTCGGCGACGACGCGCGCCGGAAAGCCGAGGAGCTTTCGCTCGACGGCTGGTATCTCTTCGAAACCTGCCCGTCTCAAGAGGCATGGGTGGGTCGCGTCAAGAAGGGCCTGCCGGTTGGCGCGATCTTCCTCTACGCCATCGGTGAAATTTGGGCGCCGCCGGCTGCCGCCATGGCGGGGAGGGCCGCGGCATGAACATCCAGGTGTCAGCCAAGACTTTCACGAGCTCGGCCGCGCTTCTGGCCGACCACGCTGCGGTGCGGCGCCGGCTGTTTGGCCGGGCACCGGTCAGCCCTGTAGGCCCCGAGCCGGTGGACGCGGAACCTCTGATCACCGTTCGCCGCCGGCTGCCGGCCGTGAACCTGCAGTTTCACGATGCACATGTCAGGGCTTTCCGCCGCTGGCAGATGATCGCCGCAAACGGGCCCTGCACGGCGCACATCCTGAAACGCTGCGCAGAGGCGAGGGTGCCATACGAGGCTGTCATCGGTCCCTGCCGGAAGCATAGGGTCGCTCAGTTCCGGCATCTCCTCATGTGGGAGATCAAGACCATGGTTAAGCCGTCAATCAGTTACCCGGAGCTTGGGAGGCTCTTCGGCGGGAGAGACCATACCACGGCGCTGCATGGGGTCCGGGCGCATGCGGAACGCATCATGAGCAAGGAGCGGTAGTTCAATGGCAAGACGAGGACGGAAGGCAAAGGTCGGCGCGATTACTTTGGCGGGCATCGGGCATAGCCAAGCCGAGCCTGCACTGAGCGAGATCGACAATCCGCTCTACAACCGGGCGCATGATGGCGAGATATGGAACCCGAAGAAGACCATGGCGGTGAAGAACATGAAGGAAAGCGCGCTTGTCGTGCTTGAGCAGCGCAAGCTGATCGACGAGGCGCAGGCTAAGGCCGGCGAGCGGTTCCGTCGGATTTGGGAGGCGCTTGGCGGCGCTGGCGCCGGATCGTTCGATTACAGCCGGGAGCCGGTCGATGGCGGCGGCCCGAGATCGGCGCTGTCCGACAGGCAGATACAGGCAGGCATCGACCTTGCCGACTGCCGGCGCGTCCTTGGCATCGGCTATGATGTCATGGTGAAGGTGGCCGGCGAGGGGCGGGCGGTTGCCGACCTTACCCAGAGTAAAAATCTCCAGCGCGCCTATATAGAAATCCTGAAGCAGAGCCTCACTGCGCTCGCCATTCACTTCGGCTACGAAAACAATGGAAAGGTGCGGAAAACGGCTTAACTCCGTCTTCCATTCGGAACCTGAGTAGGCTATAGAAATTTCATAGTGGTGATTTGCGCAAACCGGCCACCAAGTCAGCCGCCTTTAGAGGCGGCTTTTCTATTCCAGCGACGGGTCAACGCTTATCCTCTTCACATTCGGCCATTGCGCCTTCGCCTTGGCGAGAGCGTCTTCGCGGCTACCGGCGAGGACGCTGCCGATCAGCACATGCATGATGAAATAGCGCTTCTCGAAAACGTCCCAGCGCGTCAGGCCTTCCGGGTCTGGTCCTTGCTTGCTGACCTTGATTTTGAGCTTCAGGCCGGCCGTATCGTCTTTGTTTCCGAAGGTGGTGTCCATATCACGACTCTTTCATGAGACTTGCGTAGATGCCATCTACGAACTCCTGGTTCTGAAGGTGGCGGAAACGATCAGCCTCGCCTTCCGTTGGCAGCTCCCCTTGAGGGTTTGGCTTTGCAAGACGGGCAAGAAATTCTTCGTCGGTCTCACGCGATTTGTGCTTGATGATGGTGAGGAAGTAGCAGGCATACTCAACCGTGCGCGGGATATCTACAGGCTGGCGATTACTTTCGCGCCGGCGCCCCGATTCATAGTTGATCACAGTGCCCCTTGATATATCGAGGGCATTCGCAGCATCTTCCTGGGACCAGTTGAACGAGAGCCGCCACTCTTTGAATTCGTTTGGCGTCATGTTAAATTCTCCATTGAGAAGGAGGCGAGACCGATCTTGATCCGGTGGAGACCGGCCCGAAGGCCGATCCCCGTTTTACTAGAAGCTGATCGTCAGGGTTAGCCTGTAAGCCTTAAACCTGATTGTCAGCGTTAGCCGGATTCTCAATCGTCTCACCTCCTTTTCGTTTGCCGGAACCATCTGCTCCGGTGATTTCTTCATAGTAAAAGTGCCCAATGTACACAAGGTAAAAATGTGTAAAATGGGCACATTTTTTTGCTCCATCCTATAATTGCGTCAGAGAGACCACGTCGGTTTGTCACCCGAGGCGGGCTCTCCTCGTTCACATGGCGGGCAGTGGCTCGATGCCGTCATCTAGCTTGTCGACTAGCCATTCGCCTTGAGAGTGGCTTGCTCCGCATCGGCACTCGACAGTTTCGCCATCGTCGGTCTCCCACACTGCCGGATCTTCGGTCAGGCAGGTGGGGCAGCGAGGCATGTGCACGCTCAGCGACACGCGCATGGGCTATCTCCTTCAATCAGATTGGGGGGGCGCCCGCTCTTGGTAGCGATGAAAGCGATAGCAGCTGATAGGCATGGCATCGCGGGCACAACGAGTGTGCGCCCAAGCGCGCAGATTTTCAACCCAGCAGAAAGGAACCAGCATGCGCATGATCCGAAGTCTGATCTATGCCGGCCTCGCCCTCGCGGCCATGGCCTTCACCATCGCATCGCCGGCCGTCGCGGCCGTACCCACCGATCCCGGCATCTACGAGGCGGTCAAGGTCAGCGTCGAGACGCCGATGATCCACCAGGCCTATGCTGACGTCGTCGCGCTGGGCTGCATCGCCCCGGCGGTCGAGCCGCACAGCACCGTCAGCCGAAGTTCGGCCGATCCGTCCAGACTGAACGTTGCCAGCACGCCCGTCGCCGTCGATGCCTACATGCACATCGACCCTGACATTCGCTGCTAACCCCCGCATCCCCGAAACGAGAGCCGGGCTTCGGTCCGGCTTCTCATCAGTCTGTAGAAAATTCATTCTCAAGGTGTCGTCCCGGAAGGGGTCTATACCGACGCTTTTGGAATGATTTTGCGTAAAGGTGCCACATGACCGGGAAAGACGAGGGAACTGGTCGCTTTCTCCCCGGCAATCGGTTCTGGGAGGTGCGATCCTCTCATGGAGCAAAGCCGAAGTTCGAGAAGGCAGAAGACCTCTGGTCCGCCTGCTGCGAATATTTCGAGTGGGTCGATGAGAACCCGCTTTACGAGACCAAGGGCTTCGCATTCCAGGGCGTTGTCACCAAGGAATCGTTCCCGAAGATGCGGGCCATGACCATCGCTGGCCTGTGCATGTTCCTGGATATTGCTCAAGACACATGGATAAATTGGCGGAAGTCTCGCACCGATTTATCCGAAGTCATCACGCGAGCCGAGGCGGTCATCTTCCAGCAGAAGTTTTCCGGTGCTGCTGCTGACCTCCTTAACCCGAGCATCATTGCCCGCGATCTGGGCTTGGCTGAAAAGCAGGACCACACCAGTTCGGATGGGAGCATGAGCCCGAAGCCGGCGACCTTCGATCTCGCCAAAATGACGGACGAAGAGCTTGAAGCGTATCGAACTCTCGCTGCCGCCGCTGGACGCGATCAATCGGGAGATTGAGCGCCGCAAGGTTGTTAGGGACTTCTATTCATACCGTCGATACCTCGACCCTTCGCTGATTGACGGTTGGTGGCAACGGGACATTGCCAGCAACCTTCAGCAGTTCGCAGAGGATCTGAAAGACGGAAAGGCGCCGATGCTAGTCATCCAGGCGCCACCGCAGCACGGCAAGTCGGTCCAGATCATCGACTTCATCTCATGGCTGGCGGGATTGGACCCGAGCCTGAGGACGATCTACGCGAGCTTCTCGGAACGTCTTGGGGTGAGGGCGAACCTTAAGCTACAGCGCATATACGACAGCGCGAAGTACAAGACGCTGTTTCCGACGACAACGATCAACTCGTCCAACGTCGTCACGATTTCGGGCCAGTACCTCCGCAACCGCGAGATTATCGAATACGTCGGCAAGGGAGGATACTTTCGGAACACGACGGTGCGCGGCTCGATCACCGGCGAAAGCCTCGACCTCGGCGTGATCGATGACCCGATCAAGGGGCGCGAGGAAGCCAACAGCGAGACGATCCGCGATAAGACTTGGGATTGGTTTCTGGATGACTTCTTCACCCGCTTCTCCGAGCGGGCGGGGATGCTTGCCATCCTCACGCGCTGGCACATAGATGACCCGATCGGCCGATTGATCGCGAACTATCCGCAGATAAAGGTGCTGTCCTACCCGGCCATCGCCACCAAGGACGAGAAGTTTCGCAAGGTCGGGGAGCCGCTGTTCCCGGAGCATAAGAGCCTGGAGTTCTTAGAGCGCCGGCGGGCTTTGATGGCCCCTGAGAATTGGGAAGCCCTCTATCAGCAGAATCCGATCATCGCAGGCGGCAACCTCTTCAAGACGGACTGGTTGCAAGAGTATGACGAGCTGCCGAAGCTGAAATGGCGCGGCATCTACGTCGACACCGCGCAGAAAACGAAAGAGCGCAACGATTACTCGGTCTTCGAGCACTGGGGCGCCGGCTTCGACGGCAAGGCCTACCTCATCGAGCTTGTCAGGGGCCGGTTTGAGGCTCCAGAGCTGGAATCTACCGCTCTTGCCATATGGGCAAAAGCCAAAGCCTTCGACTCTGCAAGGTACGGGCATCTCCGTAAGATGGCAGTCGAGGACAAGGTTTCAGGGACCGGGCTTATCCAGGCCGTACGTCGGAAGGCGATCCCGGTCGTGGCAGTTCAAAGGGATCGGGACAAGTACACTCGCGCGCTCGATGCCGTTCCGAGCATCGCCGCCGGTCTCGTGGTGATCCCGCGGGAAACAGACTGGAGAGGCCGGCAAGCGTTCATTTCGGAATATGCGTCGTTCCCGGACGGTACGCACGACGACCAGATAGACCCCTTCGTTGACGCCGTTGTCGATATCTGCGGCGGCTCTTCCTACAACATCGCCAACTTCTGAAGGCAGACCGATGGCTTCCTGCACACCCTGCCAAAAGCGCTGCCAGATGCTGGCAGACGCGAAAAAGGCACAAGGCCTCAAGGGCATCGCCAAGGTGCTGCCAGCGGTCGCTCGTGATGTCGTCCGGAACCCGCCTCGGCTAGTGAAGGGCAATCGCAATGGGTGACGTCATCCAATTTCGTCGAATGAACGACGGCCTTCAGAATGTTATGGCCGGCCTTGGCGATCCGATGCGGGACAAGATGGCCATGTCCTCCTATGGATTGTCCTTCCTCGACGATAGCCAGTTGGCGGCCATCTATAAGTCGAACTGGCTTGGCAAAAAGATCATCGATATCCCTGCCATGGACGCCGTCCGCAAAGGCCGCGACTGGCAGGCCGAGCAGGATCAGATCGAGGCGATTGAGGCTGAGGAAAAGCACCTTGGCTTCTGGCAAAAGCTGATCGAGGTGAAGATCAAGGCTCGGCTGTGGGGCGGCGCGGCGCTGTTCATCGGCACGGGTGAAACCGACCTGATGCAGCCGCTCCAACCGGAACGTCTCGGAAAGGGCGGCATAAAGTATCTGACTGTACTCGCCCGCCGCGATGTGAGCGCTGGCGAGATCAATCAGGATGTCCTCTCGGAATTCTACGGAAAGCCTTCTTACTACGAGGTCACCGGTGCATCTGGAACGGCGATGGTCCGCATCCACCCTTCGCGTATGGCGATCTTCGTCGGCGCACCACATGCGGACAATCTTCTATCCCGGGGCGTAAACTACGGCTGGGGCGACAGCATCCTCGAGGCGGTTTATTCCGCCATGCTTCAAGCTGACGCTACCGCGGCCAACATTGCGTCATTGGTGTTCGAAGCCAACGTTGATGTGTTTGGTATCCCCGAACTATCGCATAGCCTCTCCAGCCCAGAGTATGAGCAGTTGCTCATGACCCGGCTCCTCGTAGCCGCACGGATGAAAGGCATCAACCGCGCCCTTATCATGGACGCAAGCGAGACCTACAATCGCAAACAGGTGACTTTCGCGACCCTGCCAGAGGTCATGCAGACGTTCCTGCAGATGGTTGCCGGCGCTGCTGATATCCCTGCAACCCGCTTGCTCGGTCAGGCGCCCACGGGCATGAGCGCCACAGGCGAGAGCGATATGCTCAACTATTACGACCGGGTGTCGTCCATCCAGAACCTGGAGATGACCCCGGCGCTCCATCGTCTGGACGAATGCTTGATCCGCTCGGCTCTCGGATCGCGCCCTCCGAAAATCTTCTATGAGTGGTCTCCGCTCAAGCAGATGACGGAAAAAGAACTGGCCGAAATCGGCAAGATGAATGCTGAGACGGCCAACGTCCTTAACCAGACCGGCCTCTTCACGGCTGAAGAGCTTCGTACTGTCGTCGGTAATCAGCTCGTCGAGAGTTCGTTCTACCCAGGCCTCGACCAAGCCATGAGCGATTCTGACGCGGCATGGGAAGCTGACCTTGATGAACCGCCTGTCCCCGGCCCGCCGGACACCACCACACCAGCCCCAGATGGTGCCACTTCGCCTCGGTCGGCCCAACATGGCGAAAAAATCCAGGCGCTTGCCTTGAATGGCGCGCAGGTCACCGCCCTCAAGGAGATGATCGTCTCAGTCGGCAATGGCGAAATGCCAGAATCGACGGCGCTCAACCTCATCAAGAACGCCTTCCCGGCTATCCCCGAGGAGGAAATTGAGCGGATGCTCGCTCCAATGCGGACATTCAAGCCAAAAAAGCAAGAGGTCGTGACGCCGCAAGTGCCGCCAGTCATCAAACCTAAGAAGCCGTGATGCTGCACTACTCCCTCGCCAAGCTCGGCCGCGCCGCGGGCCGGGCCAAGGGCACGAAGGCGGAGCTACCACCCGTCCAAGCCCGCCTTGCCGGCGAGAAGGAATATTACGCCGCCTTGCGGTCCATGCTGGCTGAGATGGCTCGGGAGACGCGGGAAAGCATCATCCCGCTTTATCAGTTGGAGATCGAACGGAAGCGCGCCCAGCCGGCGGTAACGGTCGACGCAGAGCCCAACTGGTTCAATCGCATCGGCCTTCTCCGGATGGCGCTGGTCCGCATCGCGTCGAACACGGTAGATCGCATCCTCAATCTTGAGGGGCTGCGGCACACAGAGAATTTCATGGCCGCCGCCAAGCGGGCACTGGGGATCGATATCCGCGCCGTGGTGCGACAGGAGGACATTGAGGACTATGTGCGGGAGGCGATAGCCCGCAATACGTCGCTCATCACGGGGCTTTCCGACGACCTACAGAAACGGATCGAGCAGGCCGTCTACGACAACAGCATCGCCGGCAACTCGGTGAAGACGCTGCGCAAGACCTTGATGGATCAGTTCGGGATTGCCGATCGCCGCGCAAAGCTCATCGCGCGGGACCAGATGGGCAAGTTCAACTCCGATCTGAACCGCATCCGGCAGACCCAGGCCGGGGTGACCTCCTACGTCTGGTCGACCAGCCATGACGAGCGGGTTCGCGAGCGGCATCGGAAGCTGGACGGCAAGACGTACAAATGGGGCGAAGCGACCGGGGCAGAGCAGGGGCTCCCGCCAGGCCAGCCGGTGCAGTGCCGTTGCATCGCACGCGGTGTGGTGGAGTTCTAGAGGTTCAGGACCCTGCGAACGTCGGCGGGCATATCCGCCTCGTCGGCAACGTCATGGATCCCGATCGCAACGACCTCGGTTGTTTCCATGGCCTGTTTCAGCTTGCGGACCTCAAGCGAAAGCTCGGCGATTTTCACGCCTTGCTCATGAAGCATGGTCTTCAGAATTCGGAATTGTTCGTCGGTCATCGGCGGATGAAAACCTGAAACCAGGGAAAAGTCCAATGCAATTCACCGACGCTGTAGCGGTGTCCGGCACGCGTCGGACGGCCGATGGGTATCTCGTCGCCGAGGCGCGGTCGGTTCGCACCGGCATCCAGCTCTATGCGGGCCACGAGGTCGGCAAGCCGGAGAAGGCGGTGGTGCGGGTTTACCGGCCTGCGGATCAGGTGTTTGCCGCAGACAGCCTGCAGAGCTTCACCCACGCCCCGGTGACCATGGATCATCCGGCAGAGGCCGTAACGGCCGACAACTGGAAGCAGCTCGCCGTCGGCGAGGTCAGCACGGCGGCCAAGAAGGATGGCGAGTGGGTGCATCTGCCGCTGATCCTGAAGGACGCTGCGGCCATCCAGGCAGTCGAGACCGGCAAGCGGGAGCTCTCCGCCGGCTACACCTGCGAACTCGTCTGGGGCGACGGCGTGGCGCCCGACGGGCAGGCCTACGACGCTCAGCAGTCGAACATCAAGATCAACCACCTCGCAATCGTCGATCGGGCGCGGGCTGGTTCCAAGGCTCGCATCGGTGACGGTGCGACATCGTGGGGCGCGGCCCCTGTCACCAATGATCAACCCGAAAAGGACAAGATCATGAACCTGAAGACGGTTACCGTCGATGGCATCCCGGTCGAAGTAACCGACCAGGGGGCCACGGTCATCGCAACGCTGCAGCAGCGGCTTGCCGATGCCACCACGAAGATGAGCACGGCGGATGCGGCACATGTTGCCGCCCTTGCCGCCAAGGACGCCGAGCTCGCCAAAAAGGACGCCGAGATCGACGCCCTGAAGGCCAAGGTGCTCGACGACAAGGCACTCGACGCGAAGGTGCAGGCCCGCGGCGATCTCATCGCCACCGCGAACAAGATCGCGAAGGACGTGAAAACCGACGGCCTTTCCGACGCCGATATCCGCAAGGCCGTCGTTGTCGCCAAGCTCGGCGATACCGCTCTCGCCGGTAAGACCGAGGCCTACATCGACGCACGCTTCGATATCCTCGCCGACGAAGCCAAGACCAACGTCGATCCGCTTCGCCAGACCCTGCTCAACCGTGACGCCCCGGCAGACCTGACCGACTCGGCCAAGGCCTACAGCGAGATGCTGGCGCGTGATCGCAACGCCTGGATGGGCAATCAGAAGGAGAACGCATAATGGCCTTCCCGACCGTCTCCTATTCCCGCGACACGCCGGCCGGCTATCCCGGCATGATCGCAACGACCGAGCCCGGCTGGAACATCTCGATGATCGTCGAGGCCGGCTCCGGTGACATCCCGTTCGGCCGCGGCGTCATCTTTGGCACTGCGGAAGACACCGTGAAGCTGCCGACGGCACTCGGCAAGTTTGCCGGCGTGGCAATCGTCGACCGGACCCTGCCGTTTTCCAATGGCGAGGTCTACAAGCCGCTGGATCAGATCAGTGTGCGTAAGAACGGCTCGATCTGGGTCACTGCGCTGGTTGCGGTCGCGCAGGGCGACCCGGTCTATATGACCCCGACCGGCACCTTCACCAACGTCTCGAATTCGAGCGCCAACCAACTCATCGAAAATGCCGAATGGGCAAGCGTCACGAGCACCACGAACCAGCTCGCGCGTCTCCGCCTTGGCGTCACCAAGTAAGGAGAACGAGCATGTTCACCATGGATGCGCCGGCACTGGCGCTGAACTTCCTCCGCACGGCTCAGAACTACATTGAGCCGACGATCTACAAGCGCGAGTACCCGGATTTCCAGTACCGCGAACTGGTGCCGGTCGACAACTCGGCGCCGGAATGGACGACCAACATCGACTTCTTCTCGATGGGCGATGATGTCGGCCAAGCCCGCGAGTTCGCGCCGGATGGCGATGACATCCCGTTCGTCGACTTCAAGCTCGATAAGGGCGACAGCCGCGTCTACATGGCTGGTATCGGCTATCGCTACAATCTCCAGGAGCTTGCCCATGCCCAGGCATACGGCATCCGCCTGGACAGCACCCGCGCCGACGCGGCCCGCCGCAAGTATGAGCAGTTCGTCGACAACCTCTGCTTCCTCGGCCGCTCCAAGCTCGGTCTGACCGGCCTGCTCAACTCGGTGTCGGTCACCGCGCTCACGGCGCCGAATGGCGCTGGCGGCACGGCGACGTGGCCGACGAAGACGGTCGATGAGATCGTGAAGGACGTGAACGACGTTCTTGGCGTCGTCTTCACCGCCTCCAACGGCATCGAACAGGCTGATACGCTCCTGCTCAGCCAGGAGCGCTACGCCTACATCGCGACCCGGCGTCTCGACGCAACCCAGACGACGACGATCCTGGAACATATCCAGCGCGTCAACATCTACACCATCCGCACCGGCCAGCCGCTCAAGATCCGCGCCGTCTTCGGCCTGGAAACCGCGGGCGCCGGCGGCACGCAGCGCATGCTGGCCTATCGCCGCACGCCTGACGTCGTGAAGGTCCATATCCCCATGGCGCTGCGCTGGCTCCAGGCCGAACAGCGTCTCCTGAAATACGAAGTGCCGGGCATCTTCCGCTTCGGTGGTGTCGAATGGCGCCGGCCGGGCGCTGCCCGCTACCTCGACGGGATTTGAGGAGAAGATCATGAGCAAGATCACGATCAAGAACAACCGCCCCGGCGGTTTCGGCATCCCCGGCGGTCCCGTCATCGAAGCCGGTGCCTCCCTGGACGTTGAACTGGAAGACTGGGCGGCCGTGGAAGGCCACCCGGTCGTGCAGGCATGGGTCGATGCCGGCCACCTGACGATCGAGGGCAGGGCGGCGGCCCAGGAGGGGGGTGACGACGAGTTCAAGGCCCCCTTCGAAGCCAAGGACAAGGGCGCAGGCTGGTGGGCGATCTATGACGCAAACGGCAAGGAAGTGAAGTCTCTCCGCAAGGATGACGCCGAGATCTTCAATGCCCTCTCGGATGCCGACAAGGCCGCCGAAGTCGCCAAGAAGTGATCCATGACCCGGCGGGCAACCGCCGGGCATCCCTTCCAGAGGACGGAACATGGCCTACACCGCCCCGACCCCAACCACCTTCAAGGCCCGTTGCCCGGAGTTCGCGCCGGTCAGCGACGATCTCGTTCAACTGATGATCGACGACGCGATCGGCGACGTCGGCGACACATGGATCGAGAAAGATCGGTCCCGCGCCCAGATGCTCCTTATCGCCCATTGGCTGACCATAGAAGGGGAGCCGGGCCGCTCCACAACCGGGCAGGGCTCCGCAGGCACTGGCCTCGTCAAGCGCCGCAAGGTCGGCGACGTCGAGGTAGAATTCGCTACCGCCGGCGGCTCGTCGTCTGGTGGGGGTTCTGCGTCCGGATATGCCCTCACATCGTACGGGCAAGAATACATGGCGCTGATGCGCCGCAATTTCCCGGCAATCGCCGTGGTTTGAGGAGATGACGATGAAGGTCACCAACACCGGCCATTCCCGCCAGGGCGTGCACACAACCACCGGCGTCGTTTTCATCCACCCGGGCCAGAGCCGAGACGTCGAGCTGACGGCTGCCGGCGAGAAGTTCGTCGACGCCTCGGATGATCTTTCCATCGATGGCCGGACACGCAAGGCGGCCAAGCCCGCTGCCACCGGCGATCGGGAGATCCCAGCCGAGTGAGCTTCACGGTCGAGGTCAAGCGAAAGAAGCGCGTCGACCTTTCCAAGGTCCAGACGAGCCTTCGCGGGCCGAAGAAGGTCAAGGTTGGCTTCCCAGCCGGCGAGGCAGACAGCGACAACATCCAGAAAGCCGTCTGGAACGAATTTGGCACGCGCGGCGGCGCATCCGGCGGCGGGTGGGGTGGCCCGGTCCCCGAGCGCCCATTTATGCGCAACGCCATGCGCGAGAACACCAGCAAATATCGTAACGGTATGCGGTCATCCGCGGCAAAGATCCTGACCGGCAAGACGTCGATCACGGTCGTCCTGTCGAAGCTCGGCATAATGGCCCAAGGCGATGTGCAGCAGAGCATTACCTCGCTCTCATCGCCGCCGAACAGCCCGGCCACGATTGCCCTCAAGGGTTCGAGCAACCCGCTAATCGACACCGGCGAGATGCGCGGCGCCGTCACCTGGAAGGTCTGGAACGGATGATCGACGTTGCCATTGCCATCGACGGGGAGTCCGTCAACGTGACGCGGACCCGGCTGGTGGGCGGCGAGCATAATGCCGACGGCGACTGGATCGAGGGCGCTCCGGTAGCGGCGACGATCCGCGCGGCTATCCAGCCGGTGAAGGGCAACCAGTTGATGGACATGCCGGAAGGCATCCGGACTGAAGCCGGATGGATGTGCTGGAGCCGCTCGGAAATTCTCGTCAACGACACCATCACGGCCGCCGGCATCTCGTATCGCACCCTATTCACTTGGCCGCGCATCGAAGGAGGCTTCTACCGCGCTGCACTGGGGCGTCTCGCATGACGAATGACGAAGTCCATAGCGCCGTCGTTCGCTGGATCGCGGCCCGCACGGCCGGCACCAAGACCGTCAAGCCCCACACCGGCGGGGACAGCTACCCGGTCTACAACATGGTGAACTTCACTGGCGCCGAAGAGGTTCGCCGCTGGCACCGTAAGATCGAGTACACCGAGACTGAGGACCTGAATACCTCGGGAGAGAAGATCGTCATCGCCGCGCCACTCATTGAGACGGAATGGCGGTTCTCGGTCCACGCCTACGGGCCGAGCCCGACCGACCGCCTCCGGCCCATCATGTCGGCCATGAAACTCCCGCAGGTCATGGAGCCGCTGTTGCCGGGTCTGGTTGTGCATAGCGTATCGCAAATCCGGAACGTGCCGGACTGGATCAACGAGAAATGGCAACCGCGGGCGCAAATGGATCTCATGGTCCGCGGCATCACCCGTGACGCCCATGTGGTCGACGTCATCGACGAATACAGCTTCGACATCCGTCCGGCTGGCTAACCCCTGAAAACCCGAGAGAAAGGAAATCGCCATGGCGGTGATCCCTTATTCGCGAGTGGTGGATGTCACCCTCTCGCGCAATGACGCCTACCCGAGCCGCCGCGGTTTCGGTACGCAGCTCATCATCACCACTGAATCGGTCACCGGGAAGGTCGACGCGACCCACCGCACGAAGCTTTACGGCTCGATCGAGGAAGTCGGTGAAGACTGGGCGACGACGACCAGCGCGTACAAGGCCGCATTGTCTGCCTTCTCGCAGAAGCGCCGGCCCCGCCAAATCAAAATCGGGCACGTCGTCGATGACGAGACGATGATCGATACCGAGCTTCAGGCGCAGCTCGATCTCCTCTATGCCGCTGACAGCGACTGGTACTTCCTCACCATTGCCGCCGATCTCCGCGACGTCGCCGCGCTTCCCGGTCTTCTCCCGTGGGTCCAGGCGAAGCCGAAGCTTGCTATCCTCGACAGCAACGATGTCGACACGGAAAACCCGGCGAACACCACCCAGAGCATCGCATCGGCGAATAAGGGCAATTTCGACCGGGCGGCGATCTTCTACCACACCGATGCGGCTGCATATCCCGCAGCCTCTCTCGCCGCCTACATGCAGACCCGCGACTTCGATGAGGCGAACTCGGCATACACGGCGAAGTTCAAGGAGCTTCCCGGCATTCCGGCTGTCAACATCGGTTCCGCCGCGCTGACCGCCGTCACGGGCTTCACTCCGGGCGTCGGTCAGTCCGAAGCGGCTGGCCACATGGCCAACACGTATATCGACATCGGAAGCCGCAATTTCGTGGTCGAGGGCTCAACGCTGACGGCTAACGTCTTCCTGGATGAAATCCACGCGACGGACTGGATCATCGCCCGTACGGAAGAGGAGGCACTCGGCATCTTTCTCAACAACCCGCGCATCCGGTTCGATGACAGTGGCATGCAGATGCTCGCCGGCGCGGTTCGCACCGTCATGCAGCAAGCCACGCGCGCCGGCCTGGTGGCGCTCGACGTCGACGACGCCACCGGCGCGTACGAGGCGGCCGTCCAGATCACCGTTCCGAGCGCCTTCGATGTGCCGGAAAGCCAGCGAAAGGCCCGTATCTCGCCCCCGATCGAGTGCCGCTTCCGCGCCGCCGGCGCCGTCCACTACACGGTCGTTCGCTACCAGATGGCTTATTAAGGAGGCCTAACCCATGGGAACCACTTCCGCATATGGCTACGTCAACACCGCGAATACGGTAGACGGCCAGCTCATCCAGGGCCTCTGGGATGGCGACGACGCGATCAGCATCGCGCCCCTTGGCGACAAGGGTACGATGCTGATCGGCGCCGACGGCTCGGCTTTGTTCTCAGTCTCGGCGAACCGCGGCGCGACGATCACGCTCCGCCTGATGCACACCAGCCCGACCCATCGTCTGCTCACGCAGAAGCTGAAGCGCCAGCAGGCGCTGGCTTCGTCGGTGGCGGCATTCCCGGTGACCGCCTTCGACACATCCAGCGGCGAGGGCGGCACGGGCGACAAATGCTTCATCCAGAGCGCGCCGACTGACAGCAAGGGCACCAATGCCACCGTTCGTGAATGGGTCCTGGTGACCGGCGAATGGAACCCGGAGATCCCGAATGGCTGAGCGTAAAATTGCCGGCATGGAAATCCGGGTCGATCGGCCCCTCGCAACCGAGGCGCTGAAGCTTCAGGCCCGCCTTATGCGCGCGGCTGGTGGCGCCGCCGATCAGCTGCCATCGATCCTCGGTGAGATGCGCGCTGCCCAGACCGACGAGGCCAAGCAGGCGATCGGCGTCAAGCTTATCGGAGTGCTGACCGACATCTTCGACCGTCTCGATGCTGACGAATACGTGCGGCTCGTCGGTGATATCGTCGCAATGGCCAAGATCAAGCGCCCTTCTGGTCAGTACGACCGGCTGGACCTCGACGGCGACCTGACGATGAATCTCGGTGCCATCATTCCGGTCGCCGCCTTCGTGCTCAAAGAGGTGTTCGGAGATTTTTTCTCCGGCGCGCTGGCCAATGGCAACCGCGGGGCGATGGGAACGGCCTAACGTCGGCGCAGGTGGAGCGCATAGCCCCAAACCTCAACATGTGGCTCTGGCGGCCGATCGTCGCCGATCCACCCATCTACACCCAGGCCGATCTCCGCAACTGGGTAACGTTGCAGGACGTCATGGACGCCCATGAAGCCCTCGACCTGAAGGGAGCAATGCAGGAGAAGGCGAGACAAGCCTAATCACAGCGAGACCCGCGAACGACGCAAGGCCGCTCGAAGGCCCCGGCCCAAATACCGGCGCCTGCAGCTTCCGCCTGCCGCTGCTCATCAGCATATCGGCCCTTGCTGTATTTCGGCCAATCGATGGCATAGCCGCTCGCCACAAGCCAGCGGTTCACGTCAGCCCCATCGGCCCTGGTGCATATCGCAACGATCCTGCCCCTGTCGCTCCCGGTTTTATGGCAAGACACGGGGCGGGATTCGGCTAGGAACGCGTCGAGGGCGTCAGCCGAAACCTTGCCGCACCGGTAGGGCTCTCCGGTGGCGCTCATGCACCGCTGGCGGCTCTCGGGCGCGTCGATACCGTCGAAGCGGATCCTGGTGCCTTGAATGTCGATCGTGTCGCCGTCAATGACCGAGGCGCGGCCGACGATGTCGGTGGCAAGAGCCTGCGCAGGGGAAATGAGCAGGGATAAGAGGGTCAACCGAGCGAGCATTCACTCTTCCCCAATTCGGTCATCTCATCCCTTGCAAGTGCCGCAGCATCGAGAATGCGAATGATGATGTGATCGCCCTTGGGCATGCCGGCCTCGCTGAGCAACAGGCACATGTAGTCGGCCAGGCCGTCGCGGCGCGTGCCGTCATCCCGAACCGAGACCCACAGCGAAATTCGCTGGGGAAACATTGCTTCGACGACGATCTCCTCTTTCCGGATTAGGTCAATCGCTTTGTCCCGCCACGCATCATCCGCGGCAACGCTCAGGGGCAAGAGCATCGATAGCGCAAAAATTCCGACCCTTTTCATAGGCTCCTCCAGAAGGTGAGTGCCTATGGTTAGGCCCATCAAGGATTTCAATCAATGATCGTTGACGAACTGGTCGCCATTCTCGGCTACGAGATGCGGGGTCAAGATAAACTGCGGGCTTTCACGCAGTCGATCGACGATGCGGCGCGTCGACTGGCAACCTTCGCCGTGGCGGCTGCGACCGTCGCAGCCGGCGCAGCCGCGGCACTTGGCAAGTCCGTCATCGATACCACAGCAAAGTTCGAGAGTTTCCAAGCCACCCTCGAAACGGTCGAAGGAAGCGCCGAAAAGGCTCGTGCCTCGCTGGATTGGATCAGCGAGTTTGCAAAGCGCACGCCTTATGAAGTCGAGGAGCTGACGAGCGCTTTCGTCAAGCTTCGGGCTTACGGCATGGACCCGACGAACGGCCTCATGGAGGATCTCGGGAACGCTTCTTCCGCCATGGGCAAGTCGCTGATCGACGCCGTCGAGATGATCGCAGACGCTTCCACTGGCGAGTTCGAGCGCCTCAAGGAGTTCGGTATCCGCGCGAGCCAGGCCGGCAATCAGGTAACGTTCTCTTGGACGGAAAACGGGAAGACACTCACCAAAACCGTCAAGAAAAACGGCGAGGAAATCACGAAGTTCATTCAGGAGCGGTTTGGCGCGCGCTTCAATGGCGCGATGATGCGCCAGTCGAAGACCTGGAACGGCATGATGTCGAACCTGTCCGACACATGGACCGATTTTCAGCGAAAGATCGGAGAGGCGGGGTTCTTCGATGCCGTAAAGGGGCAACTTGGGAGGGTTCTCGACTTTCTCGCCCAACTCGAGCTTGATGGGACGCTCGCCCGCTGGGCCAAATCGTGGTCGAGTGCGTTCATCTACATCACCGATGCTATCGCGCGCTTCGGGTGGCGTCTGGCAGCCCATTGGGGAACGATCGCCGAGCTAATCGAGGAGCATAAGGGCGTTTGGGAGGGCCTCAAATGGGTGCTCCTCGGCATCGGGGTGCGGCTTTTCCCGCTCATTTCGCTGTTTGGTGCCCTTGCGCTGGCGATCGACGACTGGTTGACGTTCATGCGTGGCGGAGAGTCGGTGATCGGTGACTTTGCCGACGCGCTTTCCGAGATGCTCGGTGCAGATCCTGACGCCGTTGCCTCTGCGATTACGACAATCGGAACCGCGGCGCTGGGTCTTGCTGGCGCCGCCGCAGTGATGGGCTCTTTCACGGCGGCTGTCTGGCCACTTGCTGCGGCGCTCGCGGCGTTTGCGGGGGCGTTTTACCTCGCAAAATCCGGTTTCGATTACCTCGCCAGCCTGGATGCAGAAGGATCGAAGATCAAGGCGGTCGAAAACCCTCGTTCAAAGCCGGGGTATGTCGAAAAGGGGCATGGCTACGACGACAAGGGCGAGTTCATCTACATGGACGGCAATCGGCGCGTTGACCGACCGGACGAGAACCCCGCGGCCGGGTTCACGAAGGATGCGCTGGATTACAAGTTCCTCCTGCAAAACCTTGAAGAAAATCGGGCCAAAATGGAAGGGGACGCCGCCGCTGCAAACGTCAGCAACACGCTCAATGATAGCCGCAACCAGAGCACGACCGTAAATGTCGGTGGCGTGACGGTCCAAGGCGTCCAAAACGTCACTGGCGCGGTGGGCGGCGCCGTCGGGAATGCCGTCGGCCAGGCTGCGGCTCGGGCCGGCGCCTCACGCTTCGAGAAGGATGACCAGCTTTGAGCGCAATCGCCTTCTCGCGCCTCATCGGGCCTGTTCCTGTCGATTGCGTCATCTCGGAAAAGCACGAGAGCGATATCGAGATCACGGAAATCCCGATCGAGAGCGGGGCGAGGATCACGGACCATGCATTCGTTCTGCCGAAGCGCGTCGTGCTCGACATCGCGAACGACAATGCGGCGGCGGCGTACAACGCTTTCGTAGCCTTCCAAAGCACTCGCGTGCCGTTCCAGCTTGTCACCGGCCTCTCGCTCTATCGGAACATGCTGATCAAGCGGCTTACCGCCGACCGGGACAAGGACTCGGCGCGAATCCTCCGCTGCACCGTGGAGCTTCAAGAGATAATCATCGTCAGCACCGGCTATACGACCGACACCAGCGGCCGGACGAGCGGGGAGCCGGGAGGCAAGGACAGCACCCGGTCCACGCGCCTCAGCAAGGAGCTTTCAGGCGACACGACGACCGGTGACCGCGTTACGGAGACCATCCAGCGCGGAGATACCGGTTTCGACAATGTGACCACCAGTGACGACACCTCGTACCTCAAGACCATGCTTGGCGGCTAACACATGAACGTCTTCAAGATCATCGACCAGGCGGATCAGCAGTTTTCCGCAGTGATGAACAATCGCCGCGTGACGATCCGCCTTCGCTACAACAAAGTCGTGGACCGGTGGATGCTGGACCTCTCCATCGATGACGTCCCGGTCTTGAACGGCCGCCGCATCGTGGCCGGGCTCGACCTGCTTCGCGGTTTTGGGTTCGGCGTCGGCGCGATCGTCGCCTATTCGCCCACCGGGGCCGCGCCGGGCCGCTCAGCTTTTCCGCTCGGTACGGTCAAGCTCTATCAGGTCTCGGCAGACGAGATGAAGGCAGCCGCTTGATATGTTCCAGTACCTTCGCAAGGTGCGGGCGACCTTCAACGGTGGCCTGACCATCAACCCGGGCGGCGTGCAGGAGCAGCAGCTGAAGGTTTCCTTCGACATCGTCAAGGATGTCTCCAGCTCGGCGAACACGGCCACAATCGAACTCTGGAACCTCTCCGAGAGCCACAGGAATAGCGTCGGGAAAGAACTGGACGAGATCACCCTTGAGGCGGGCTATATGCCCCCGGCGGGGATGAGCGGGCCTGGCGCGCTGGATTTCCGCCGAAATGAAAGCGGCATCTTCGTCCTCGATCAAAGGCAGGTCTCGACCGGCTCGGGCGGCAACGTCGGGATCCTGTTCAAGGGCGCCATCCGCGACGTCGAGCACAAACGCCAAGGCGCGAATATCGTCACCCGCATCTCTTGCGGCGACGGCGACAAGGCGATCCGCAAGGCGAAGCTGTCCAAGAGCTATCCGAAGGGCACACCGGTCAAGGACGTCGTCGAGGACCTGTACAAGGAGCTGGAGAAGGAAGGCGTCAAGCGCGGGGAGTGGAAATTCCCCGACGACATGAAACAGGAATTCAAGCGGCCCTATGCGACCTGCGCCCGGTGCTATCGGGAGCTCGACACCATCGGGCGTGGCCACGGCTTTTACTGGAACCTCCAGAACCAGACGATGGAGATCATCCCGGGGGATGGTTATGTCGGGCAGGTGGTTCTGATCGCGCCAGAGACGGGCATGATCGACACGCCGGCCATCACAGACAATGGCGTACGGGTCTCCTGCCTCCTCAACCCGGAAATCCGGCCGAACCGTCGGGTGCAGGTGCGTTCGGGCATCATCGACATGAATGCTGACGGCGGCATGTACCGCGTCAGTCAAGCCAGCTACCGCGGCGACAACTTCGGTGGTGACTTCTCGGTCGAAGTCGTCGGCGAGTCCGTCAAGGGCGGCAAAGTAGATCAAGGGATTCGCTGATGACCGGACTTCTCGGGAAGGTGACGAACCAGCCGCGTGACGTCGTCGGCAGCCGCGCACAAACGGAAGTGAGCGCCATCTGGGGCGAAATCCCTGGTGAGGTAGTCAGCTTCGACGACAAGGCCCAGACGATCACCGTACAACCGCTCTATAAGCCCCAGTTCGGCGGCGAGGCCGTGGATATGCCGCAGCTTTACGAGGTACCGATGCGCTTTCAGCGGGCCGGCGGGTTCGTGATCACCACACCTATCAAGCCGGGCGACAAGGTGACGCTTCGCCCACAGATGCGCAGCAGCGAGAACTATCACGGCGGCGAGGAGTATGCCGCCTCCGATGCCAGGACCTTTTCGCTGTCCGACTACGAGGCGTTCCTCGACGGCGGAGAGGCACTGACCGACCCCATCCCGAACTTCAACGCGGACAACATGGAAATCCGCTCTGCCGACGGAAAGTTCGCCATCGAGATGAGCGAGGACGGCAAATTTCGCATGCGCGGCGCCGAGGGCAACTGGTTTGACCTTCTCGCCACGCTGGCGGAGAAGCTGGCGGCGGACACTCTCGTCATTAGGCACGGCTCGTCCACCGGCTCTGGCCACGCACTGCAGTTCCAGTCCGACTATGCCGAGATTGCCGGCAAGCTGCGAGGTATGGCCCTATGAGCCGGTTCGCTTTCGCACTCGACCAGGCGACGAATGATCTCTTCCTCACCGGTGACGGCAATCTCGCCACCGTTACGGATGCCGAGGCGGTCGGGCAGCATGCGCGCCAGCGGCTCCAGACCTATGAGCGGGAATGGTTCCTGGACACCACGGCCGGCGTGCCTTGGCTCGATCAGATCCTCGGCAAGGGATACGACCCGGCGCTCGCCGAGGCCGTCGTCAAGGCAGAAATCCTTGAGACCGACGGCGTGACCGAGATCGAAGGTTTCTCTGTCTCCTTCGAACGCGGTTCCCGCCGGCTGCACATCAAGTCCATCGAAGTGATGACGATCTACCAGGAGGTGGTTGCGATATGAGCGGAGTGACGCCCACCGGATATGTCCTGAAGACGCCGCAGGAAATCCTTTCCGGCCTGGAAACCAAGATGGAGGCCGTCTTCGGCGAGGGCGTGATCATGACGGCGCAATCGCCGCTCGGTCAGCTTCTGGGCCTCGTGACAGACTTCGCGGCGGAGATGGAGGAGCGAAACCAGGGCATCTACCAGTCCTACGACCCGACCCAGACAGAGGGTGTGAGCCTGAACCGGATCGGCAATATCCGCGGCCTGTCGCGCGGCGCGCTCAACGACGCCCGGTTCTCCCGCGTCATCACGAACGAAAACAACCGCGCCATCAATATGGCAGACCGCATTCAGAAGGTCATGGAGGTCGATGGCGTGTCCTGGGTGGCGGTTCGGGAGAACAGCGCCCAGTTTTCGGACTCGGCAGGCATCCCGCCGCACACCATCGCTTTCGCGGTGATAGGCGGAAATGACGCCGAAGTGGCGGAAGCGATCTATCGGAACACCATCCCAGGCATTGGCCTCTACGGCATGACATCGGTTCCGGTCACGATCGGCGGCTACTGCCGGCAAATCAACTTCATCCGGCCTCACGACATCCCGGTCTTCGCTGACCTGACCATCCGCCTAGTGCAGGATGTCTGCTCATGTGGCCTCACGTCGCCACAGGAGGTCGTCGATTATCTCGATGCTGCAGCGAACGGGGATTGCGGGCTCATCAACGGCGATCTCGTCGACCAGGCGCGCATAGAAGCGCTGCTCGGACCAATCGGCGGTCTCTCCGTAACCAGCGCGCTCGTGGGTATCGATCCGAACGACCTCACGGCCGGCGGCCTGCAGTTCGACGTTCTGTCCCGCCCGGTTCTCGTGGCCAAAAACATCAGCGTGCGGTTCTCCTGATGGCGGTCGACAAAGCGGCGATGGAAGAGGAGCGGATCAACCGCGTCCTCACCCAATATCGTGAAAGCCCGAACCTGCTCGGCCTCATCCGGGCCGTGCTGTCAGAACTGGCGGATGTCGCAGAGCGCGGCGATGCCATCCAGTCGGCTTTCAACATCGATACGTCGGTGGGTGATCAGCTCACCATGATCGGCAAGTGGTTGGGTTGGCCGCGTACGCATTGCCAGGGGAGCCGGGCCAAGGTCTTCGGCTTCGCCTGCGAGGACGATGATTGCAGCGTTGGCTATCCCGTCCTCGGGTTTTGCGAAGGCGCCCGATTCGCCTGCGATGGCGCGCAGTTCGAGGAGTACACATTCGAGGACGACGAGCTTTACCGGCGGTATCTCAAGGCCCGCGCGGTTGCAATCAACTCGGCACAGACCAACGACTACACCCGCGAAAGCCTTGTGGCAGCGGCAACCGCCATGTTCGGCGCGGAGTGCGTGATCGTGAAGGAGGGAAGGGCGGAAATCATCCTCTGCCTCACTCGCTTCTTCACCTCGGACGAACTTCAGATCCTTCATCTTGCCGAACACGTCCTTCCCATCGCGCCCGGCGTAAAGCTGACCTGGGCACACTGTGACGGTGCCATATTCGGATTTGGTGCCGGATGGGGCGAGATGTGCACCTCGTCCTTCTACAAGATCATCACCGATCCGCTCGAGCGTAAGCCGAAGTCGGGCATTTTCGGTTTCGGCCCGGATTGGTCCGGCTTCTGTACGGGGCGGTTCTATTCCGGCGACCCCGCAGACCTCGAATTCCTCTGATCCCCCTCAAACAGCAGGTGATAATATGACTCTGCCTTTCCCGCAGGAGTGGGCGAACGCGTCGCCCGATCGACGCGCACCCTCCGCAGCAGAAGTTGCCAATGGTTGGGCTTGCGGCGGCGCTGACCCGAAGCTCTTTGACTGGCTGTTCAATGCGGAACAGGACGCCATCAACAAGATCGCCCGGCAGATCGAGTATGCGGCAACGCAGCTTGGCATGTCGTATGCGCCGACGGACGAGACGATCCTCGATAAGGTCCTGAAGACCTATAAGGATATCATCTCCGAGGACCGGGTGATCAACGTTCCGGGCGACTTCACCGACCCGGCCGACGCGATGGATTACCTTTCGCGGTTCCGCATCTCGAACGATGCCACGGTGATCGTGAACATCGCCGAAGGCGTCTACAACATCGGCACGAAGGTTATTTCCGGCCACCCGGACGGCCTGCGCATCAAGATCATGGGGCCTGCCCTGCCGTCCGGCATGGTCACGGAGCCGAACTTCTCGGTAACCGGCTCCGGCGTCGGCAACATCTCGACTGACCGCCTCGTCAATAACGCGATGCTTCGCACCCGGTTCAAGGTCATCATTGAATCGACCAATGGGGCAATCGACGCCGGAACCAGCGATATCACGCTCGAAAATCTCTGCTTCATCGGCCTTGGTTCTAACGACGGCATCAAGACCTCCGGCGGTCATGTTCGATGCACCAACGTCTCGGTCCACAACTACCTCAACGGTTACCTCGTCGATCGCGGCGGCATCATCTACGCGCCGGGCTGCACGGCCTCCGGCTGCACGGCCAACGGCTGGAACGTCACGAACAACGGCACGATCGTCGCGAGCGGCGGCGTGGCCTCCGGTAATGCGGACGCTGGCTTCACGGCCTCGGTGGGTGGCACGGTCGTTGCCGACGTTTCGACCGCGAAAGGCAATGGTGGTGCCGGTTCGGCCGGCTATTTCGTGTCGCTATCGGGGATCATCCAGGCCCGCGCATCTGTCTCCAAGAACAATGAGGGCTCCGGCTACCTCATCACCAATGACGGCTTCATCCAGGCCCGCGAAAGTCAGTCCCAGAACAACAAGGTCTATGGCTATTCCGTCTTCAACGGCGGGCGCCTCAATGCGGCGGAAAGCAATTCCGGCAGCAACACGTCGGGCGATTATCGCTGCTCGAATTTCGGGGCAATGACGATCACCGGCTATGCCGGCTCCGCTTCGGCGTCTCCGACCGCGAACTCGGTCGGAAACGGCAACTGCTACATCAAGAACTAAGGGCAAGCCCATGAAAATCGTGATGAATGAAGCGGGCGATGTGATCGGCCGGCACATCGACGCGGCCACCATCGACGCGGGCATGTACCGCGAGTGGGGCTCTGTCCTTGTCGGCATCGTACCGGACAGCAAATTGAAGCAGGACAATATCGGCCGCGATGTCCTGACCGGCTCTGCGATCGACGCCGCCCGGGACCTTGCTCGGCAGATGACGCGGGAGGAGGTGGCCGGCATGCTCGCAGATCTTCGTGAGGACTATCCACAGGAAGAGCGCGATACGTGGCCGTCGAAGGTCATCGAGGCCAACGCCATCCTGGCGGGCGGCTCGGTCGGTGACACGATCTACATTGCCGCCGTGGCCGAAGCGACCGGCAGCAAGCCGGAAGCCATCGCGAAATCCGTGATCAAGAAGGCAAAGGTCTACGCCGCCAAGGTGGCCGAGGCTGAAGCCTTTCGCTCCGCACGCTACGTCGCCATCGACGGGGCGAAGAATATCGAGGCGGTCATCGCTGCCGTCGGTGGCTGATCATGGCCTCTTGCACCAACTTCCTCTCGCTGCCGTTCCAATCGAGGCAGGGGCGGGCGCTGGATCGCACCACGGCGCCGCTGCCGGACGGCGCGGTGGCCATGTTCAGCTTCGGCGCGCGCCTCTACATCATCAAGGGCCGGTCCTTCAATAACGCGGACCTCGCCGTCACAGTGCGCTGGGGCGACGAAACGGTCTATCTCGCCTTCGCCGATGGCATCGACACGCGCGGCGGCGATATCCGCCTCGATCTGCCGCCCGGCATCTATGATCTCGTCAAGGTCGATCCATTCGGCGGCGTCGTTCAGAAAAACATCGTCGTCAAGGACGGCGCGCAACTCATCACCCGTGTCGGCCAGCCGTTCGTCCAGATCGTCTACGCCTTCCCCGCTGGCCAGCTCACAACCGAGGAACTGGAGGACTTCATCGTGCCTCTCAACGTACAGGCCTCTTGGTCCGTCACTGATCCGCTATCGGCGGCCTACATCCAAGACAAGCCGAATTTTATCACGAACGACGACCTCAACCTCATCCTTGATACGGCCATCGGTCCGATCATTGACGAGAAAGTGGAGGAGCAGCTTGCCCCGGTAGTGGCCGGCGTGGCCGGCGCGGTAGCAACCGCTGAAGCGGCCGCGGCGACGGCAGAAGGCGCTGCCGAAACTGCCGAGGCTGCTGCGGCTGGTGTCGATGCTGCGATCTCCGCTGCCCTCGCTGAGACCAACGATCTCATTATCGCTTATTCGGTTGCCCTCTAGGAGGCCAAAACATGGCTGTTACGAAAACCCCGGCTTTCACCCAGACCGGTCGCACGATAAACGCCGTCGCGACTGCGGCGAAAACGACCTACAATGACTCGACAGGAGCGGTGAAGCTGGCAGACGCTGGCGCGAACGGCTCGCTGCTCAAGGCTCTGTCTGCTGCGCCACGCGCGACGGTCACCGCCACCATGCTCCAGCTCTACCGTTCGTCGGACAATGGCACGACGATGCAACTCATCGACACGGCGCTGATGGCCGCGCACACGGTTGCGGTCACGACTGCAATCCCGAAAACCACGTTCTCCGCAATAGCGGAAACGTCCCCGGTGCGCCTTGCCCCCGGAGATAGCCTCTGGATCGGCGCTGCCGTCGCTCTGGCGGCCGGCATCGTGTTCAGCGGCCAAGTCGAGGACTTTTGATGAAGCTCTACGGGCTCTATGGGGTCAAAGGGCTCGTCACGAGCCCAGCGAGGCTGAGGTCTCTGATCGAAAGCGGTCTAGCTCCGAGGAAGCGCGACAACGGTCCTCCCGTGGCCGGATACCACGCTTGGTTTCAGGCGCGCGACCGCAGCGATCTGGTGTTTGATGGTGATTATGTCAGGGGCTGGAAGGATCGTGGCCCGAACCGCTTTTTCGGCGAAGGACAGGGGGTGACTGCCTTCGTCGAGGGCAAGGGTATAAGGTTCTCCACGGAATTCATCGGCGGGTCCCATTTTAGCCCTGGCATAATAGACGTCCCGAACGCGCTTGATCGCATTCAGCACTTCTTTGTCGTTCTCGGTGGTTACGGGAACAGTTATGCCGGTGTTCTGTGCCACCAATCCAATCAGAATTTCAATATTCTGCAAGCGAATAGTCCGCCCCGCTACTTCACCACATGGGCGGGTTCTACGACGCGGATCAACGGCGTTCTCACCAATGAGATGATGGAAAACGACAACGCCATCGTCTCCAGCTCGACCGCAAACCCCGATGCAAATTTGGTGGGTGGAGACATTCTTCGGATTGGTAAGGCCCAATCTGAAAACAGCCGCGTCTACTACGGCGGAATCGGTGAAGTTCTCTTGTATCAGCGGCAGCTTTCTGACGCCGAGCGGGACGCTACAGAGCGCTGGCTCGCCGCCCGTTGGGGCATCCTATCCAAATTCCCGTGAGGCAAGTCATGGATTATCAGCGCATTCTTCTATCTGGTCCGACCATTGACGGCGAACCGGGTCTTCCTGCCGCTCTCGTAGGTCTGTCGGACGACAGCCTCGCCGACCTCGCAGCCTCGGTTGATCCTTGTCCCGCTGACTACGATGGCGTCGGCTACTGGCTCATCCAAGAAGCTGACCAGACGCCCGCGGGAAAAGTTGTCGTCGGTAGCCGTGTTGAGCTGGTCGGCGGTCAGCCGAAGTGGATCGAAGACCTTGAAGACGCCCCGCCGCCAAGCGAGGCGGATGTCGATGCCGAACGAGATCGGCGGATATCCGCGGGCTTTTCGTTCGCGGGGGTGATCTACCAGTCCCGCCCTGGGGATCGCGAAAACATCATGGGTGCCGGAACTGCGGCGCTCGGAGCCATGATGCAGGGCGCGCTGCCGGGCAATCTCCGCTGGCACGGCGGTGACACTGATTTTGCGTGGATCGCGGCCGACAACAGTCTCAACCCGATGGATGCGCAGACGGTCTATGCCTTCGGCCTTGCCGCCATGGCGCATAAGACGGCACACATCTTCGCGGCCCGTGCGATCAAGGACGCGAATCCGGTTCCGGCGGACTTCGCCGACAACATTTACTGGCCGTAGAGTTGCGAGACCCGGGAACACCCCCGGGAACTCAACCGGGTCTCATGCTGGCGCGAAGTGCAGCCAGCGAAGCATCATATCCCCCAAGCGCGGGCGGCAAGCCAGCGCGAAAAATGATCGCCCCCATGATGTCCCGATGGGCGAGGGTGGGTGCAAATAGGGTGGGTGCCGAGACCCGGCACGCTCCAGACTACCGGGCCCCGGCTTTCTCTCGGCGGGGATATCCTCAGCTGAGGACCGAGAGCGTGATCTATACGCTCTACGGTTTGGTTTGTTCCCCGACCCTCCTACCGGCGGCCTAGCCAGATCCAGACCCGGGAGCGCCCTCGTGCGCTCACCGGGTCCTTCACGCAGGCCGCGTATGGGGACGGCCGCAGCAGGTTAATTCACTACCCATTCCTTTCGTTCCCCTCACAAAGGACAACATCATGAACCGCAGCGCATTCTATGCGTCGGTGCGCCAGCGCGCGTCCGGCATCTTCGGCACGTCTATCACTCAGGGTCAGGTTAACGGCTGCGAGGCCGTCTTGAACGAGGCGGAGCGGCGAGGGACACCCCTGAAGCACGCCGCCTACATCCTGGCCACCGACTACCACGAGACTGGCGGCCAGATGCAGCCGGTGAAGGAGACGGTCTATGCCAGCAGCAAGGACAGAAACCCCTCGGACGACGCCGTCATCAGGCGGCTCGATACGGCTTGGAAGGCCGGGAAGCTCGGAAGCGTCAGAACGCCCTACTGGCGGAAGGATGCGGACGGCAAATCGTGGTTTGGCCGCGGCCTGGTCCAGATCACGCACAAGGCCAATTACGCAAAGCTCGGCTTGCTGATCGGCGTCGATCTCGTGAAGGACCCGTCGAAGGCGCTGGAGCTTTCGACGGCCGTTCAGATCCTCTTTGTCGGCATGGAGCTTGGCAGCTTCACCAGCCGGTCTTTGTCCGACTACATCACCGATGGCCGGGCTGACTATGTCGGTGCCCGTCGCATCGTCAACGGCACGGACAAAGCCGAGAAGATCGCCGGTTATGCCGTGGCCTTTGAGCGGGCGCTTGTCGCTGCAGGATACAAATCCGCCACCAAACCGGCTTTGCACGGCGCTGAACCCATTTCGGTGCCGGCCGTCCAGGCCGTAGACGCGGCCGCTGCCGGGAGCGAGCCGCCCGCCAAGATCGAGCAAGGCCCGGTCCCGTCCGGCCATAACTGGCTGGCCGGCATCATTGCTGCCATCGCGAAACTCTTCTCGAGGAGTGGCAAATGACGGTCTGGATCCGCATCGTGCTCTACATGCTCGCCGGCTGGCTCTACGGCTCCGGGTATATCGGGGAGGAGGTCAAGGCCCTCATCACCGAAGACCCGGCCGTTGCCGCTTCCATCGAGGCTGGCATTTCGGCTGCCATCGCCTACGTCCCTGTCGCATGGTGGCAGTGGGCTAAGAGGAGAGGGTGGGCAACATGAACCTCGTCGTCAAGCTTTTCGGCTGGCTCACCGGCGGCACGCTCGACCGCATCCTCGATACAGTCGACCACAAACTCGACAACGGGACCGAGCGGGAGCGCATCAAGGCGGGCGCCGTCGAGACCTACATTACCGCCCAGGCTGCGGTCCTCGGTGGCCGGGGCTGGTGGTTCCCGCTCTTCTTCATCGCGCCACTCGGCCTCTGGTTCGGGTCTGTCTGCGTCTATTCGGTCCTTTGGTGTGCGAGGTGCGCCTATCCGCAGGACTGGACGATTGCCGCGCTTCCGGCCCCGTTGAACGACTGGGCCGGGGCGATCATCGGCTCCCTGTTCCTTGCGAAGACCGGAGAGCAAATTCTTGCGAAGTGGAAGTCGAAATGACGCCACCCGAACTCTTTGACGCGCTCGGTATCAAGATGAGCGTGGTGCTCGCCGGCCTTTCCGGCGGCATTCTCCGGGCCCTGTCGCGCCGATCGTACAAGGTTCGCGAGCTTGTTGCTTCTCCGATCTGCGGCGCGCTCGCGGCCGGATATCTCACGTCTCCGGTGGTGCACTATCTCGGCGTCGTCAATTGGCCGCTCCCGCCCGATGAGATCGCTGCGCAGCATGCGGCGGCATTCTTGATCGGGGTTTCGGCGATGTGGATTTCAGACGCGCTGTTCGAGATGGTGGTTCGCCGCATCAAGGGGGAGGGCAGCTAGAGGAACGAATTCACAAGATGAAGTCGGTAACCTTCAGCGACAGCTTAACGTCGAGGAGAATGGAGAAGTCAGCTTTCCCATCGCCGTTGATGTCTCCAGAAACGATCGTACCTCCGCCTTTCTTCTCATATCGCAGTTCGCCTGCCTTCTTGTGGAAGTCATCGGCGCCGATATATTTGAACGCTTGATTTCCGCCAGTCTTGCTGTTGGCGTCAATCAGTTTGAGGTCAATTCTGTCACCCTGAATTTGGCTGAAGTCTTGAATAACGTCACGGCCCTTTGGTGAGACCGTACTATCCTTCACGCTTCTAAAAATGAAGGTGTCACTACCGCTGCCGCCATGAAGCACATCCGCGTCACGCCCTCCTTCGATGAGGTCATTGCCATTCCCTCCGAAAAGCCTGTCGTTGCCTGCACCGCCTCGAAGTAGATCATCGCCCCCGCCCGCAGTGACGGAATCCTTGCCCCCTTCCATATTGAAGACGTCGGAATAGGCACCGCCCTTATAGGATGATGAGGAGTCGTTATCGAACACCACATATGCTTTCGTCCCGTCCGTTTTTACGTCGCGGGAACCTCTCGTGTACGTGATCTTGGCCCCGTCCTGGACCGTGACTAGGTAAGCTTCCACCCAGGCGTCGTCCCCGCCTGACCCCGGGATGAAATATCCGCCCTTGGTTTCTGTTTTCATCGTGATCTCTGCGACCAGAGAAAAGTCGTTGAGAGCCTTCCAAAATCCCGCGATATCGAAGTCTTTACTCGCTGATAAAGGGCCGGCCATTTTCTCCGGGAGCGTGTCGAAGAACTTCCGGTAGAGAAAGCCTTCTTTGCTGAGGAGTTTGTCGACATCCCGGTTGATATCCTCGATCCGGACCTTTGTTTCTCCTGAGAAATTGACAATGTGATGTGTCAGGAAATCCAGAGGATCTTTTATGACGCCGATGATCGCCTCTGCCGCGTCTTGAACCCTTACGGCCGCATTCCAAACATTCAGGAAGAACTTGTTGAAGGTGTCTTTCGTCCTGTTGATTATCCCAGTCGAGTTCACGACATGGAACGGTTCCAGTTGATCTTGATCTAGGAAAAAATTGTTTATGTGCCAGAAACCATCGGAGAATTTCCAGTTCGTTGTCTGGCGCGTGTTGTTGTAGCTTGGTTGCCAGGAGCCGATAATCGCGTCAGGATCTGGGAGGCTTGGGTCACTAACGTAATAGTCTTCCCAGTTATCCTCACGAATGGCTCTCGACATCGTAATCTCCCGGATGAATTAGAGCATGTTTATTTGGCTATCCGGGGTAGGTTATGATGGAATTCTTCATCCCGCAATAGGAGTATTAGGAACGCGAAATTAAGAGTCGGGAGCTTTTGTGGGTATAGGAGGATTTCGTTCCGTCGGTCCCCTCTTGCGAGCCGTTGATGAAGACGGCTTGCGCTTCGTGCGTTTTGTCAACTCTCCACTCTTCCGTGTTTTTGCCTGGGCTGGTGGTTTGTCCGCGTCAACTCTAGACCAAGTATATATAGCGGCTGCGCCTGTTATTATCGTAGACCAAAATGCTATTCCGTCGGCGTACTGCCCAAAATTGATGATAAGGAAATCGACTATATAGTTAGTGTGCCGCTTAACAATGTTGGAGAGTGAGGATTTTACTCCTATATAGTAATCATAGGTTCCGAAATTCTCTACGCGCCAATTGTTTTCAATTTTCTTTCGCCCCTCAAAAACAAACGTAAGAGATGCGCTGTCCACATTCGCGGTGGCGATCCAAATCCATCTCGCCGGAGCATTTGCGTCGAACGCAAGCCACCCACTTGAGTTTGAAACAAGTTTCATGCCAGGTGCCAGAAGGCTAACTTTGATCTCGTCGTAGGCTAATAGCCGCGCCTGTTCAAAACTGCGCGACTTCTGGTCGGCACTTTTGTCGTAGGCTATGTCAGGGAGGATAGTCGCCGATACTCTAAATTCTTCACCGGGGTCGACACTGTCAGGAGCGTCAATACGAAATTCCGCGATACTTGGTTCGCTGCCTGGCTGGTCATCAGGTGCAACGGTCCCTGAACCTGTGTGGTCGCGCTCGCGCAGTTTGTACGTTGAGAATCGAGCGATGGTGTTTCCAAAATCGTTCCCGGGCAAAACGACAGCGTCATTGCTGGTAAAGCTCCTCCCTGGGGCATAGACAATCTGGCCATCGAATAGCGTCAGATTAACTAAAGTGGCGAACGAAATTGTGAATGGAACCAGCGATATTGCGAGTAGCAGCAGCCTAAAGAGCATTCAAATCCCCCAATCCCCTTTCGGCATAGTATCCGCTACCGATCTGGGAGATCAATACGGGCTACTCAGTCAGTATTCCTCGAACCATTCTGCTGGTCTGGCAGCAGAATGGTTTACCCACGTTCGAAAAAAAAGGGGGGGGTATGGGGATGATGCCGCAAATTTGCCCGGCGGCCTAATGCAATGTTGCCCTCGACAAAGAGTTTCCAGTTGGGAGATGATAGGCGGTATTCGCGCTGTCGCCTTCCCTTCACGCTTTAGTAAGCGCGAGACTCTGTCTCGTGGCCCCTCGATCCCTTCCGGGATGGAGGGGCTTTTTTTGCGTTTTAGGGCGCACTTCCAATCCATGTAGACCTGATGAATGAACAACCCCGCGGCGGCATTGATCCGGCAGACGTCCTGCCAGATAAAGACCCATGGGCAGAAATTACGTCATGCAGCCCCTGATTGGAATTTCGAAGAAGTGCGATATTATGCAATTGAGGGACGAGGAGATGTTTATGAGCAGACGCACTATCTCGTTTATTTTGGCGTCATTTGCCGTTGCTGCGACAACGTCAATCACCGCCGCTGAAACCCTGTCAACGTGTTCGAGCGCTTGCTATCCAAACCCGACTGAAGATTGCTTCCGCGTCCAGGACAGCGGGCAACGCCCAGGCATTCAAGTTGGATTCGCTTGGCTTTTTGAGAAGTTCGCCTCCGCCCCGCAAACCATTACAAAAACTGAAATTGCAACGGTCTTCGAGGCTGGGGAAGACGAGTGCAAACGCGAAGATACGTTGATCGCGCAGGCCGAGGTGAAGAACTCAGGCCCAACCGCTTGTACGATTTCTACGTCAGTAAGCATCGCCGGTTCGACCTTCGGCGCCGGGATCGTGATCCCTCGTACATTGACGACGAAATGGAAGCGGACGCCGGACGGAACGTCAATAAACTTGTCGCTCGACGGGCAGGATGCGATGGATCACCCGTTTTTAGGATTTTCTAATAATCACCTACAAGAGGCGTGGGGAGGTTTGATTACTGGAGTCCAGTTCAGCCCGAAATCTGCAATCATCGCGACTATGAACGGATGTATCCGATATGATTATTAAAGGCACTAAGGTTCGCGTGGGTTTGATCGCAGTATTAGCTCTTATTTCTCTTGGCGCGGACCAATGCCAACTTGGTGAAAGCCCCGTGAAAGACAGTTCTGGGAACTATGAAAAAAAGCACCAATGCTATGGTGAGTGCAACAAACTGTGGTGCGCTCCTGGTGGCCAATGTCAAAGTGAAGGACTTAATCAGTGCGATAGGAAATGCGATGCCCGGTATCCAATTAACTAAGCGATTGCTGGCCGCGTCTATTAGCTCGTGTATACTAGCCACCTCCGGTTTGGCGGCATGCAATCTAGACCCCATTGAATTCGAAAGTTACATCGACTCATCGGGTGGCTCTGGCCGCTCCAAGGTCTGGCATCGCTTTGAATTCGTTCCTCAACCATCAACCAAGGTCCGGGTTGACCATACGTTCGTGGTCCACAACGATCTCCCAGACATATACGATAGAGTGCATAGGAGCTTGTCACCGCTGCCAGATGATGAATGTGGCGCCATCGCTAAGTACGAAGGTGTAAACGTGGGTGTTCGACCACCATCCTTGTCGGTTGTGGTTGATTTTTCGGCAACAAAGTGGGGATGCGTTTCGGCCGATCTACCTTGTCCGACACTTCAGGACTTAGCTCGCACATGCACGCAGCAGGCAAAGACACGGCTTGGTTCTGGAAACGGGTGGGTGCAGGTTCTACTGAACCCCCGTGTTGTTGACGATCAAGTCTCGTTTACACAGCAGGAAAGCTTCGACTTCAAAGTCAGTGATGAGACCAGATTCTTAGGAACTTTGATCGGGCAAACTACGGGAGGAGTTTTAGGTGCTGCCGCCTTCAACGTTCTCGCAAACCATCTCCAGGAAGAGGTGAAACGTCAGATTACCGTCCCATCCTTTTCGAACACCACCGACTTGACCCGTGTTCCTGGCTACTATCCAAAGACAACCTACGCTGGCTTCGTGAGAGAAAGTCAACGGGAAGACTGCCGAGTTCTCGTACCTGCCGTAGAGTTTGGAGGCATCGTCTTGTTTCCGGAGCAAAAGTATTGCTTTCCAGTTGTCGTGGCGGAAATGCAGGTAACTCGAACTGGCCTCGTGAAAGGGGCACACGCGTGTTTTCTTCGTGAAATCCTCGGCGGCTCAGAGGGCCAGGATTCCGTGGACGACCTTTAGGAATTCGTCGCGAACCGCGATGATCCTTTCGCAAGCGACGAAGCGATCCGGATAGTCACCGCTGCGCTTTGGACCAGAGATTGCCATAGGCTATCCTCCCCGCAGAGAGGATAGGGCGGTCGCGTTATGCGGGCAAGGCCTGGAACTTCGCGCGTATTTCGTCCGGCCAATACGGATAGTGAGCTGCGCACCACCACCTTGGAGCGGTGTTCGTGCCGGCTGAATAGCCGAGCCCACCCCAAGCATTGCAGCCGGCGTGCTCGCAATAGTGTTCATCGGGCGTATGGGGTCGGGTGTCGGTACGGTCATCGGCCATGCCGTCGGTGTAGGCGAGTCTCGACATGCCGTCATCTCCTCGCCCGTTTTTTCGCTTCCTTGGCGGCCGCCCTGCCTTTGTACCAGAAGTGCCAGTAGTGTCCGGAGCCCTTGTCGCGGGGATCGAACCACTCACCGCCGAATCGCTCAAGGAAAGCCTCGGCGTCTTCTCTCTTGGCGAAGCAGTAGACGCGATGCCATTCGCCCTCCCAAACCACGGTATGGCCTCTCGGGCACAGCGAGAGATTGGCGCAAAATGCCGCTATAACGTCGGCTTGTTTCATGGTGCCCAGCGAGGAAAGCCGCGCAATCTGGTGTGGCCAACCCTCATTGATGCCCGCGGTCGTCAGTTCTCCCTTGCGATAGCTCATCGTTTTCTCCTCAAGCGTTTCGGTGGATTTTGGCCAGAACGAAGTCGTTCGCTTCCCGATTTCCGCATCGAGTGCAGCGAAGTTTCGGCTCGAGCGTGATGATCATACGCTGGCGGCCAAAGCGGCGCGCCAGATCCCATCGATCAAGGTATCCGGCGTGCTTGCACCGCGAGCAGCGGGCGCCGAGCTCGTACCATTCCGGAATATCCTGAAGGGCGACAGAGTGCTGGCGGCTGTTCACGTAGACGTTCACGCCGGTTAGCGTGGCGGGGTCCATTGGGTTACCGGCCGAGATATCAATGCCGCGGCGGTGGCGCATGGCTTAGCCGCCATTACTCCACGCTCGGCGTGGGGGCGCCAACCGCGTGTGAACCCGGCGCCCATCGCTCGATCGGCAAGCTCCAGCTGCCAGCGCAGGTAGGCACAGTCAGCCAGCAGAGTAGCTATTGCCGCTCGGGCATCACCGTCGTGCCAGGATAGGGCTTCATCGATTTCGTTGGATGTCTCGGGGTGTTTTTCGAGCGGGCGCACGTTCTCAATCTCCTGTGAGGCCACAGCAGGCATCAAAAATAGGTTGTCAGATAGCGGCCGCATCGCCGACTTGTTCTCAATATGTTCTCGTTGTAGAAAGTGTCAACGGGCAAGTTGAGATTAACCTGATAGGGCCGCCATGACGCGAAAACCGATCTATACCCTTCCCCCGCCGCCGATCACCGAGAAGACCGCGATCCGTGTCCAGCGCGGCCACACCATGGGCCTAGTCGAAGACGGATGGCTCCTCTACTACGAGAACGAGGAGACGCCGGCCGGGCCACGCATCGACGGGAAGCTTTGCATCGTGAAGACGATCGACGGCCGCATCCTGACCAGGATGGTGAGGGCGGCATGGGCTCCGGACCGATGGGATCTCGAAACCGTCAACGGGGAGCAGCTTTTCAATCAGCCCCTGATCTGGGCCGAGCCGGTGACCTTGATCCAACCTCATATTCTCAGCGACGAAGAAAAGGCGGCCCTTGTCGCTGCGGAGGAGAGATAATCGCGTTGGTCTCGGGGACGAGACGGCCCGCGGAGAATTTGTCGCTATCCGTCTTGCCTTTACAGATCCGCACCAAATTGGAACTGGCTGAATTGATCGGCGACGATACGCCCCGCGTTTTCGCGGCTGTGCACATAGGTTTCCAGGAAGACGGCCGAGCTTTTCCACCCGCCTGCATCCATAGTCGTCCTGATGCCGAGGCCCATTTCCATAGCCGTCGTCGCGAAGGTGTGCCGGCCGCAGGCGTGGCTGGACTTATAGCTGATCTCCGCCCGATTGCAGACGGCGGCGATCCGAGTGTTGACGGCCTGCCGGTTCGTGTAGCCAAAGACCCGCTCGTCATCATCTGCAGTGCCCCTCAGGGCGGAGAGACGGATTGCGACCTCGTCTGTGAAATCCCGACTGGAATTCTCTTCGGTCTTCGTTTTGCGCAGGAGCGCCTTGCGTCTGGCGAGGTCCATGTCGCGCCACCGAACGTTGATTGCCTCCGTCACACGCGCCGCCGTGCAGGCCATAAATAGCACAAGCGCGGCAAGGTGCTCCAAGTCATCCTTCCGGCATTGCCGCGTGAAGGCGTGCAACCATGCCGGCGTCGCAGGAACTTTCCGCTTGGGCTTCTCTTCGCGGAAGCGCTTGACGTGGATGAAATCGCACCATCTGCGCCGATAGCCATATCTCATGACGGCAAGAGCTGGCGCCACGGCCTGGCGGTTGCGCGTGGAGTTCTTATGGTCAGGATAAAGCTCCAGCGCCATCACCTCGATGTCGAACGGGGCGATGTCGAATAGCATCTGATCCCCCAGGTGCTCGATGACGCGGGGCAGGTGTCGGCCATCGCCGCCGTGTTCGACGTAGCTTTCCGCAGCCTCTCGAAACGTCTTGATCTCTCTGACTCTTGTTGCGTGATGATGGTCGACGTGCTGCCGGCGAAAAGAAGCGTTCAT